CTACACGATTTTTACCTGTGCCAGCCGCTTATCCATCGCCGCCGCCACCTCATCGAGATCACCATCAAAAAGGTCTGCATACGTATCTAGCGTCATCGCTGCGCTCGCATGGCCTAATTGCCGCTGCACCACCTTCACATTCGCCCCCGAGGACACCATCAACCCCGCCGCTACGTGCCGCAGCCCATGAGGTGTAACGCGCGGAAAATCAGGATCAGCCTTCATGCACCGCTCCAGCGCCCCGTGATACCACCCGTCCTTGGCCGGGAGTTTCATCGGCCCGCCACTACGATCCACCCACAGTAGCCCGTCGGGGCCTTTATCCTGCATGAGTGGCGAGATCATGCCCATCACAAAACGCGGCACCGCCACGACCCGCTGCTCATGCGTCTTAGGGGTGCCAATGTGTATCCTGCTCCCCACCGTCACTGCGTTACGCTCCACGCTGATGCGCCCTCGCAGTACATTCACGTCCCGTACCCGCAGTGCGGAGGCCTCACCCCACCGCAGGCCCACCGTACCCAGCAGCCACACCAACTCTGGGTACTTTGCCTCATCGGCAAGCGTCTTTAGCTGCTCAGCAGTGAGGTACACGCGAGTGCCCTTGGCCTTGCGGGGGAGTTTGATTCCGCGCGCTGGGTTGCGCTCTAGCCGGTGATCCTGCACCGCCAGGTCAAGCACCTGTGCCAGGCACGCGTGAGCTTTACGCACGATGGACGCGGAGCGTTCAATCCCCATGACCCATTCCTGTACCTCTGAGGGCATGATCTCTCCAATGCGCCGCGTGCCCCAGTAGGGCAGTACGTGCACACGCCACGATTGCTCTGTGACGCGCATGGTGGAGGGCTTGAGGTGTCCCTGCATGGTCAGCCACCTGGTGCCGAGTTCCTCGACGGTGATCTTGCGGTGTTGTGGGTCGATCCAGGTGCCTTCGCTGACGGCGACGGCGTTTTTCTCGGCCCATTTTTGTGCTGCGTTTTTCGTGGCGAAGCCGCGTTTGGTGTGGGATTTTCCGTCTGGGCCTCGGTATTGGACGCGCCAGGCGTAGCCGCTTTTGGCGCGGGCGGAGGCGTACTTGGTGATGGAAGCCATGATACGATTGGTTCGATCCTTTTGGGCTGGGTGTGAAAAGGGTCAGTGATGGGTAAAGCCCCCGCAGTGTGTGATGAACTGCGGGGGCTTTACTTGACCGAGGCTGGTATTACTTACCGAAGCCGAACAGGCCACCGAGGGTATCGACGATGCCCTTGGCGGTCTCCACGCCCTTCTTGGCGTTGTCCAGGCGCTTGCCGGTCAGCTCGGCCTGCTGAACCTGCTCCTCGTAGGACTTGCCGGGGCGGACCGGCTTCACATCGGTCTTGATGGTGGACGGGTCAAACTCCGGCTTCTCAGCAACGGGAGCGTTGTCCGGAATGGCCGCCGTGCCGTTGTTAACCTCGTAGGCCATGGCGGGGGCAACTGCGGTGGTGGCAGCAACTGCCAGGGTCGCGGCTGCGATAGTAGCCTTACGGATCATATAGTCCTCCTAGGGGTTGGGGTTGAGGTGCCGTGGCGGGTTGCCAGGCACCGTGGCCGATCATACATTGGCGATGTAGCGGGGGGTGCTGGTTGTGGTATGGTTCGAGCTTCTTTGGTGTTCTTTTGGGGGTAGATTGGGGGTCTTGGTGACTTAATAGCGGGTTGCGGCACTGTTCGTGTGCTAGGGTCGTTAGCCAAGGACACTGATCGTGGCCTATAGTATCGGTTTGGTAGTTCTTAAGGGGTACGCAGGAATGAGTAAGGCGCGTCGTTTTCTAGTGTCGGCTGCTGCGGTGTCTGTCATGGCGGGTGTGGCCGCTGCACCGGCTATGGCTTGCGAGGACCACGAGCAAGAGGCGCAGAAGCCGCTGGTGAATGTGGAGTTTAAGCCGTCGATTCAGCTGGCTGATGAGATTGAGCTGGAAGATTTTGATGAGCTGTCCACCTCGTTTGACGTGGTGACCGAGGCTCAGGACGCGCTGTATGGGGTCGTTGGCCAGGCGCGTGACGCGGCTAATGGTGTGGTTGCTCCGCTGGGGATCACGCTGTAGCAGCATTCCTTTGTGTGTGCGTCGTGTGCACCAAGGAGACACGCAGGAAGAAACCCCCGCAGACTGTGGTGGCCTGCGGGGGCTTTTTGAGGCTGTAGAGTGAGATTAGCAAAGAGGGCCACGGAGTGTCCCGTGGCCCTGATTTTTTATCAGTGAGTGTTGCCTGAAGGCTCTGAAGATTCAGTCTTCCTGGATAGCCGGATGATGCCTATAATGAGCACTGCGGCCATGCCGGGTACGACTAGTTTCACCCAATCGGGGGAATCTCCAGTGAGAATCTTGAGTATGAGAATAACAGCTGCGGCTGCTGCGATTACGCCTATACCCACTCCTCCAGTGAATGATTTGATTCTCTCATTCATTGTTTACTTGATGATGTACTTGTAGAATACGCCGCCACCGCACGAGATGATTGCGATTGCTCCTACACGACGAAGGACAAACTTTGCAGCCTTGTTCCAGTCTGTGACCTGGGACTCAATAGCCTCCCATGCTCCGACTTCAGCGAAGAAGTCAATCCCCAGGCAGGCGCCCACAGCTCGCTTAATCTCGTCCCTGGCGTCATAGGTCTGAATCCGGGGGGTTGTGCGGGTGGGGTTAATTTCTACCTCATTGCCGGCTTCGTCAAAAGCCTTGACCACCTCATCTTCTTCTTTGAGACGAACAACATTGTCGGGGATTGACGAATACCCAAGTTCCTGAAGCAGGGCATTGATCTCTTCGCGCTGATCTTCGGCAAGTTCCACGGTTTGGGGGGCTTGCGTGGCGGTGAGTGACTCTGGGATCGGGGTTGTTTCACTTGCATTAGCGTGAGCGATGCTGGTTCCCGTAAGGGGGATCGTGATGGCAAACGCGAAGGCGGCGATGCGCTGCCCCATGTGCTTAGGCATGCGCTTTCCTCTCTGTGTGGGTACAACCTAGTTCCTAGGACTGTAAGCAGTGTTACATACTTCCAAGAAGTCTGCTATTTATAGCGTGATAGATATTATTTTTGAAAGTGAACCTGCAGTACATCACGCTCATACTGCAGATCTGTCGCATTGTTACATAGAGGCCTCTCCACTAGCGGCCCTTCGAGGGTTAGTTTTCGCAGGCTACGCCGTCGCCGTCACGGTCGAGTCGGCTGCTGTAGCCGGGGCTCCCGGCGTACAGCGGCGCGGCACCAGCGGCCTTAGCTTGGGCGCAACTGGAGTAGTAGGTAGATGCGGGCGCTTCTTCCTGACAGCGTGCCCCTCCTCGGAATGGGGCTCTGCGACTGCATATGTGCCTCTACGACCCTCTACGACCGGGGGCTAGCCGTCTATTTGTTGGCGTAGATAGCGCCGCACGTCTTGTTCAATGTCGCCGGCGGTTTCACCACGATCCGCTAGTTTCTCCGCCCACCCACGCCCAGGGTGGAGGGTATCCCAGCGTGGCCGCATCATGTCCTTGCGGCCTTTGCCCGGGTTGTGGTTGCCCAGGCCGTCAACAATGGCGTTCCACACGGGGCGGTGCAGTCGGATGGCCACCACCTCGGCAAGCGGTATCCAGGTGGGTGCTACTGCGAGCATGCGCACGTGGAAGTCCTCTGCGTTCAGGTTTTGGGCGGCGTCGATGGAACTCCGGTGGTTGCGCACGCGGTTGAACAGTTTTGTCCCTACGGTGACGGTCGCTTGGTTCGCTTCGCCTTTCCGGGCGTTTTCGGCTTCCGCTTTTCCGATGTACAGCGCCCAGGAGCCCGGCTGCTCACGGTTACGCTCGGCGAGGAGTTCGTAGGCGGGAAAGTCGCCGGTGTAGTACAAAGCGTAGATCCCAGCGCCGTCAAAACGCTGGATCTCTGTCAACGGAACGACGGGTTCGTCGTCTAGGGCGCGGGCGATGGAGGCGCCGAGGTTGTCGTAGGACAGGGGATCGAAGGCGACCATTTAGCTCACCGCCCGTAGGTGTCGTTGGATGGGCAGTTGTTGGATGCGGCGCATGGCGGTGTCTCGTTCGAGGTGTTCTGCCACGCTGAGCATCACGGTCTGGGCGAGGTGGACGGGCACGGCGTTGCCGAGTTGGCGTAGTGCTTCTGTCCAGGCTCCGTGGAGGGCGTAGCGGTCGGGGAAGGTCTGGATGCGGGCGGCTTCGCGCGTGCTGTAGTAGCGCACGCTGCCGTCGGCAAAGCGCATCATGTTCTCTCCTCCGGGGACGCCGTGTACCCCGGCTTTGAGTGCCTTGGAGGGCTCATCGAGGGGGGAGCCGGTGTGTCCTTTGTAGGAGCGGGCGCCTTCTTGGAGGCGATGGTCTAGCCAGCCCGGGGTGCTGCGGTCTCGGTGGGGGGTGGGCATATCGTGAAGGGCTTGGCGCACGGTAACCCAGGGGCGGCGCCCATCGTCGTCAGGAAGGTGTGCCGGGGCGCGGTAGTCGGATGGTACGCGGATACCGAAGAGCTCCCAGTAGTCGCCGTGGGCTTGGGAGCGCACCAGCGCGGCTTTACTGTGCGTGGCAGTCGGGAACGCCCAGTTTGCCTCGACGTCTTGGCGGAAGCCCACCATGATGACTCGGTGGCGGCGTTGGGGTACTCCATAGTCGGCAGCATCGACCAGGGTGGTGATCAGTTTGTATTGGAGGTCGCTGCGGATGCTGGTGTGCTCTTTTTGGAGCCGGGTGTAGTGCTCGCGCCAGGATTCACCGTCGCGGGCGCGCAGCTCGGGGTGGGTGAGTCGCAGCTTGATGAACTCGAAGTAGTCGCTGAAGCTGGCGCGGGTAAGGCCCTTGACGTTTTCGATGACGAAGGCGCGTGGGCGTAGTTTCTCGATGACGGCTGTGGTGGCGGGGAACATATCGCGGGGGTCATCGGCGTTGCGGGCGAGCCCGCCGAGGGAGAACGGTTGGCATGGGGGGCCGCCGGTGACAACGTCAATATCGGCGCCATCGGTGACCTCGTCCCAGTTGACGTGCCGTACGTCGTCTTCGATGACGCGGAGGCCCTGGACAAGTGGGTAGCCTGCGGCCGCGTTGGCGCGCATGGTTTGGCATGCCCACTTGTTCCACTCGACTGCAGCGATGTGCTCGACGCCAGCGAGCGCGGACCCTAGTAAGAGTCCGCCTCCGCCTGCGAAGAGCTCTACACCCTTAACCGTCATCATGCACCCTTTCTTTGACTAGCACACTCATTCTATAGAGGCTCATCCCCGCATGCGCGGGGAAAACAAGTACGCCTGGGCTGCGGCCACCTCCGGCTTGGGCTCACCCCCGCATGCGCGGGGAAAACGCTGTCTTGACCGTGACCATCAAGCCCTCCTAGGGCTCACCCCCGCATGCGCGGGGAAAACACTTAACTACCTGCGGCAACACACCACTATACCCGGAATTACATATAACCTTCCCGCCTCATACCGCCTCGCTACAGCAAGAGTCCCACATCTCACGCCACACACCGAGCAAATGCACAGTCACCCCCAGCTCAGCAGCGATCCGCGCAGGCACAGGGCCGTAGATACCCTCCGCGTGAGCATAATCCGACGCCGATACTAAAAGCCATGCTGCCCGCCGATCCGCCGCCGCCTCATGCTTAGGGTCATGCCCGCCAGGGTGATTGTAATAAGCGTGCCCCAGCTCGTGGGCTAGGGTGCAGCGGGACTGGATTTCATCGAGGCCATGCCGCAGGCTGATTGCCCTCCGGCTCGGTATCCACATGCCTTTGGGGCCGCCGGTATGCCACTCCACACTGATCCCGTCCGCCTCCGCTAAGCAGATCAGGTCATCAGTCGATAGGGTCCTCGCCACGTTCCCACCTCTCCTCTGTCTCATCCGGGCTGCTATCGGCAGCATAAAGCTCGGCCGTGGCGGCGGGGGTACTTTCGGTACCCCCGTCTGTGTGGCGCCCACGACGGGCAGCGAGTTCGTCCACGTCCGCGAGGGTGTGGAGTGCCTGCTGTTCGGTTATTGGCTCTTCACCTTCTTGTTTGAGTACGGCGTTGAGGCCGGCGGTGCGGCGGGTGATCTCCTGCTGGAGGAGTAGTAGCGCGCGGGCGATATCTTGCCCGTCGAGGGTCTTGAGACGTTCGGGGGCGCGGGCAATGTCGGCGAGGGCGTCAGCCAGGGTCGCAGGATTGAGACGCCGCGCGAGCTCAAGAGCAATCTCAGACTCGGAGGCATTGTCAAGGAGGCGGCCATCTGCATCCATGTAGGCCATAACCTCTTCGTCTTCTAGGTGTCCAAGCTCTACGAGAGCATCAACGGGATTTACCTCAAGTGCTCTACAAACCGTGATGAGGTCTGTGGCGTTAAGGCCGTCATTGATCCGGCGATTCGCCGTCTTTCGGGTGACGCCTAAAAGTTCAGCTATGTCGGCATCTGTGACTCGGCTATGCGAGGTTTCCGAGAGCCACTTTTTTATGTCCATACCTCAAGGCTACTGGGTAGTTTTCTACCCGTCAAGTGGGCATCTAGCAGGTCATATGTAACCGATATTCCCCCATTCAGGGTAGGCAAGGTTGCATGTCTGGCGACTGTGTGAGTAGATTTTGTACCAACGGCTTGAAGAAAGGAGGCTGAAAGGGAATGGTTCTACTCTCCCTGAACGAGATTGACCGGGTAAAGAGGCTTAACGGGATCACGTCCTGGGAGGCTCTTGAAGAGCGATCTGGGGTCACCCGCAAGACCTGGCGGCGCGCTGCCAGGGAGCGCGTACCTACCGACACCGTTATTCAGGCGCTTTACCGTCTTGGCGCTCGGCCAGAACGAATCCTGGTGGCAGAGGAGGAACCTGTGGCCGCTGGTCGTGTCGCAGCATAAGAAAACCCCGCCTGGCAGGGCGGGGAAAAGAAAACCTAAAGATAAGGAGGACCGTACATGAGTACTGAGCTGGTTTCAATCCCGTTCCACGGGAGCACGGTGCAGGCCGTGGATGTTGATGGTGAGCCGCACGTGGTGTTCCGACCCATTCCCGAATCGCTGGGTTTGGATGCGGATTCGCAGATGAAGAGACTACGGCGCAAATCATGGGCCTGCACGGTCAAGACGACCGTGCAGCTTCCCGGCGATACTCAGACGCGAGAAGTCACCGTCATCGACCTGCGCACGTTGACGATGTGGCTCGCCACCATCGACGAGAACCGCGTGTCCGAGGAGGCCCGCCCGCTGGTGGTTGCCTACCAGTCCGAAATCGCTGACGTCATCGAGTCGTACTGGACGCAAGGTGGGGCGATCAACCCGCGCGCCACGGGTGAGCAGTTGGATCGTCTCCAGCAGAGCATTGACCATGCGAAGGGGCAAGCCCAGGTCCTATCCCTGTTGAGGGGTGTGGTGGATGCGCAGCATCTGGAGGCCAAGGGGCGGGTTGTGTTGGCTCGCGCGTTGGGTGAGACCCCTGAGATTGAGGCTGGAGAGATGCCCCTGTATACGGAGGATTATCTGCGGGAGAAGGGTATGCCGGAGGGGTGGGTGAAGCGTCACCGCTCGGTGTTTGGGCGGCGAGTGAAGAAGGCGTTTATCGAGGCTCGTGGGTATGAGCCGTCGAAGGCCCCTGGTGAGGTTGGGGGTAGGGTGCGCAACATTTTGGCCTATACCCAGGATGACCGCCCGATTTTGGATGCGGTGTGGGATTCCCACTACGCAGAAACGTTCCCGGAGATCACCGCCGCATAAATCAGATCACGCCGCATAAGCCGCATAAACAAGAAAGGAGGTTAGCAATGTCAACTGTCCATAGTGAACGTGATGTTACCGCTCTGGTCCTCGCGACAGCTCAGGCTGTGCTTGATCACGTCTCCGCATTCCCGCCCGCCGGGAGTGGTCCACTGCAATACAGCCACGATGTCGAACTTGACTGGGATTCGTCCGTCATGGATGGGGTGGGGGCCCAGGAAGTTGACGGTATTGGGTCTTTGCGCACGAGTCTTGGTGAGAAGCTGCGGGTAAATGCTCTCCGCGTTGAAAGGGAATTGCTTTCCAAAGGTCACGCGCGGTGTGTTCCGGCAGATCCATATGCCGGGGGCTATCGGTTCTCCCGTGGTTTCTGCCGTGGCGTAGATGGTGAGGTTGAGTGCATCGTGGGGGCTGCTATTGAAGATGAAGATTTCCCCATTGTGTTCGACCCTGAATCCCCACTGATACTCGAAGTCTTCGCCAGCGACCTTCAGCGCTCGCCCGCTGATCGTGTTCGCATCCTCTGCCAGCTTGTTTGCATCTACAGCGATGCGATTCGCTTCGGTGGCTTCCGTAAGTGCCCCCTTGGCGATGCGGTTCGCCTTCTTCGACTCGCGGTGCGCGAGTTGCGCGAGCACTACACCCGAGAGGCCAGTGATGGCGCCAGCAATGCCGAAGGCGATTGACCACGAATCCATGCGGGTAATGCTACCGCACCGAAAACTACACAACGAGAAAAGAAAACCCCCCGCCTGGCAGGGCGGGGAACAGTAAGAAAAGAAGATGGAGGAGATTGTAGCAGATGAGTGAGTTGATTCCCATCGTGACTACCGATGAGGGTGTGCAGGCGGTGATGGGCCGCAGGCTCCACGCCTTCCTGGAGGTGGCAACACCTTACGATAAGTGGTTCCCACGCATGGTTGACTATGGCTTTTCCGCAGGTCAGGACTTTTCGACAGAAATGTCGGAAAGTACCGGCGGGCGGCCTAGGACTGACCACATCGTGACCTTGGACATGGCTAAGGAAATCTCCATGATCCAGCGCTCCGAGAAGGGCAAGCAGGCCCGCCAGTACTTCCTGGAGTGCGAGCGCCGCGCCAAGGAGGCTGCGCCGCGTGAGTTGACGGGCCGGGAGTTAATGGCCCGGGCCTTGATGGAGGCGGACTCCACGATCAAGGAGCTGGAGGCTACGTCGGCGCGCCAGGCGGCCGAGCTGGAGGCCGCCGCGCCGAAGATCACCTACCACGACGAGTTCGTGGCGCAGTATGACCTGATTCAGTTCCGCACCCTGGCAAACCAGTTGAACCTCAACGAGGGGCGTCTCCGTGCAATGCTGGCTGCGCACAGGTGGATCTATGACGATCCGGTGTCCCGGTGGTCGAACTCCAAGGGGAAGAAGGTCACGGTGCATCGCTGGCGGGCTTACGCGGACAAGAAGCCGTACTTTCACCTGGTGCCGCAGCATGAGGCACCGCGCCTGAATGGCGAGGTGCAGCAGACGTTGAAGATCACCCCTGCAGGCGCGGCGGCCATTGTGCGCGCGGTGCAGCGCTGGGGCGGGCAAACCGAACTGGAGGTGGCGTGACATGGCTTTGCGTGACGTGAGCGGTTTCCCGGTGGTGGACGCTGATCGGAGTGATTCTGATGAGTGGTTTGGCCGTGAAGTGCTCTGCGAGTTCGGTATGGCCGAGGCGTATGTGCCAGAGGTGGATTCGTGGCGGCGGCTCCCGTTGAGGCTGAGCCATAGTCAGAGTGCGGGGATTGCGCTGGAGGTCGGCCCCTACGATTTCTCCGAGTCGGAGTTTTCCGACCTAGAGGCAGCGGTGAGGGCAATGCGCGAGGTGCTGGATCGAAATAAGGGGTAGGGCGGTGTGATCCGTCTGGGGCGCTGCTAGTAGCCACTCCCGGTGCGAGGCCGGGGAGCGCGCGGGGATACGTGTATCCCAAATTATCGACACAGTGATGTATTTGCTGTGTGTGTTGTATCAAAAACTCAATAGTGCATAGCGCTGGTGAGATACGGGACGAAAAGGTGCGTGGGCGAGCGTGGTTCTTAGATCGTCAAGACCTCACAGTAGTCACCCGAGTAGTCCTACACCGTGTGGTGGGGTAGCGCCCCCACGCGAGGCAACGACCAGCGCGGATACAAATACCAGGCGCGCGACAGGTGCAACTCACCCGGTTCAAGTCCGGGCGCGCGCACTAGGGGGTGGGGTGTCCAAGCAGGTTTTGATTCTTGCCCTGTCAAGGGCCACCCATGACGGCGCTGATACCCCTTCGCGTCGAGGTGGCACCTGCACCCCACCCCCCCCGTACTGAGGAAATTCAAGAAAGAAGGTGATTTTATGAATATAACTATCGTTATTTCGGCCATATGTGCCGCTGTTTCTACCGCCTCCGCGTTCATCGTATGCGAGAGGCTGAAGACGCTCAGATTCTACTGGGAACTGACTGAAGGGTACGACACGAGCATTACGACACGTGAGAAGCGCTTACAGGCCCAGATCGACGAACTCAACAAGAAACCTGTCCGATGGGCATGATCCCGGAGGGCCTGTCCAGGGCTGAGCTTTTCCTCATATACAAGGTGCTGGTGAATGTCCAGCAGCAGGCCGAAAAAGAGAGCTTTTTTAAGGACCACACTCGTGAGGCTTTGCAGGCCGCGAGGGAAGAAGTATTGCGTAAAGCTCAGCTTTCTTCATATTCGGCATAAGAAGAGGCCCACGCCTGGGTACCAGCCAGGCGTGGGCGTGATTTCTAGGTAAGGAGAAACCGATGACGAGGCTAGTCTCTCAGGACGGCCTGCCGCTAATTAGCGCTAACGAGGCTGCTGTCCATCTGGGGCGGCACCCAGACACAGTGCGAACCATGATGCGGTGCGGGGATTTGCGCGCGGAGAAACCAGCCGGGCGCTGGTACACCACCAAGCAGTGGTGCGACGAATATGTGACGAACGGGGCGGCGGCATGAGCGAGCTGGACGAGATGACTGGTGCGATGGCTGGGCGTGCCTGGCGGCAAATCGCGCGCCGGATTGGGGAGATCAACGCTCGTACCCGGTTTTATAGCGGTAGGCAGCATGAGCAGATTCGGGACATGATCGCCTTGGCGGAGAAGTGGGCGCGTATCGCGGATGGGAAGGCTGGCAAGCATGACCACCAGCGATTCTGAGCTCACGGCTTTGGCGGAGGTGGTGGGGGTGCTGGAGCCGGAGCACTACGACGGGCGCGAGGAGTGGGCCGTCGGGATGCTCATGGCCCTGTTCGTGTACGGGTTGACGGTCATGGCGGCGGCGGAGGTGGCGCTACCGTGACGAAACCCCCGCACTACCTGCCCGGGGCGCTGCGCTACATCCTGCGCCGCCACCGCGACCAGATCAGCGTTGATCTCACCTACGCCCTGGAAAACGCCATCGACATTGCAGAAGATGATCTTGAAAAGGAGGAAAAGTGACACCACAAGAAGCGATTAGGGAGTTGCGGCCAGAACAAATCGCCGCCCTCAAGATGCTTGCCGGAGGCAAGAAGAAACCTAGCGAGGAGAACCTCCGCGACCTGGAAAAACTCGGCCTCATTATTGAAATCGATGGCCGCTGGCTGACCACCACACTAGGGTCCTACACCCTAAAAGCACACTCCGACATGGGGAGGAAATAATGGCGCTTATAACACGAATTGGGCGGTGCGAGAACTGCCAGCGCACCACGCAGCTCCGCACCCTCCAGCTATGCCACTCATGCTGGAAGCACCGAGACCAACCCGGATACCAGCCCTGGGCCCCACGCAATCACACGAAAGGCCCCGAGGGGGTGACCGTGGCGGACAAGCTGCGGGATGACTGGTGGCACTTCCAATCATTCCTCGGCAGATACTGGGCCGTCCAGCGCCTCGCAGATGCCTACAAGTGCAGTGTCTCGACCATCGAGAACTGGGTGCGTATCCACGACCCGGGCCCGATTGAAGAACCGGTGGCAGCATGAGCGCCCCACTGACCATCGAAGACATGCTCACCCGTTATCCGGGTACGACGAAGCAGTCCTGGGCGCAGCACCGCTACCGGGGTACCGGCCCGAGGTTCATCAAGGTGGGTCGCCGCGTCTACTACCGCCTGGAGGACGTGGAGGCCTGGGAGGAAACCCAAACCCGCACCGCAACGAAGGAAGAGGCGCTATGAGCAGAACACCCGCCATCCCAGCTTCTATCTATCAACCTGGAAAGGGAAACTAGACATGGAACTGCAATTCGTCGAGGAGAAGGATATTCCCCAGCTTCGAAATCACTACCGCACCAATCCGATTGACATTGAGATAAGGGAAAGTCTCATTGCCAATCCCGGGAAGTGGGCAATCTACCCGTGGGAAAAGCGCTACCCCGATAGGAGTTTTGATTCTGCGTATTCGTCCGTATACAACAAGACGAAATCCACGCACCGGGGCGCTTACGTGCGGACCGAAAACGGGAACTTTGAAGTCCGGCGCAGCGGAGCAGAACAGCGTGTGTATATCCGCTACGTGGAGGCCGCCGATGTGGAGCAGTAAGTGGCCCAAGCACCGGGCTAAGGAGGCTCAGCGCCGGTGGATGAAGCGCTGGGTGAAAACCCACGGCGACCCGAAGAACGAGAAACGTGAAAAATGACCAGACCGAACCTCGCTGACCTACGCCAACGCATCAGCCAGTTCTACAAGTCGGCAGAAAAAGAAGCCCAAGACTGGGACGCCACCAAGAACACCTACATGCGCGGCTACACATCGGGCCTCATGTCCGCATACCACCAGGCAGAAAACGAAATCATTTCCTTCATGAATGACGTTCTCACCGAGGTATGCAACGAACACCGGCCCCCTGACATAAAAGAATGGGAAGGGGCATCATGACCACATTCACCCAACCCGACGCCCCTCACTGGGGAGGCAACCGCGACATTGGCCGCGACAGGTGGGGTAGACCGCTTGTCACACCCCCAGGCGGCGGAGAACCAGTGGGCTACACCCGCTGCACCACCTTCATCGACAAGCTCTCCGACAAGAGCAACCTGATCGCATGGAAAGCCCGCATGACCGCCCTCGGCATCGCCACCCACGATGAACTGGCATTGCAGATCGCTTCCTGTGACCCGGAGGACACAAAAACTCTCAACAGGCTGACGAGCCAGGCGGCGGACGCTGCTGGGGCAAGCCGGGCCGCCACCATCGGCACCCAACTCCACGAGGCCACCGAACGCCACGATCTCAGCCAGCCTGCAACCCCGTTGGGCAAGTACCAGGCCCACCTGGACGCCTACACCGCCGCCACGAAAGGGATCACGTGGCACGCCGTCGAGCAATTCCGCGTCCATGACGACCTCCAGATAGGAGGCACCGCCGACCGCGTAGCGCTCATCGGCAACGAACTGTTCATCGCGGACATTAAGACCGGGGGCCTCTACGACGTCGGCAAGATGGCGATGCAACTAGCCGTCTACGCCCGCAGCACCCCCTACAACCCGGCCACCGGGCAGCGCGAACCCGACCCCCACCCCGTGAACCAGGAACGCGGCTTGCTGATCCACCTGTCGGAGAAAACCGGCACGTGCGAACTCCACTGGCTCAACCTCACCCTCGGCTGGGAAGGCGTACTACTCGCGCAGCGGGTAGACCGTTGGCGAAGATTCCACACCAATAAAGCCACCCGTGGCGGAATGATCCAGCCCTACACCAATGAGCCGCCAGCCTTCACCTGGTGATGAGCCTCCGCGCCCACCATGCGGCCACCACGAACGCGACGACCACCACGCCGCATTCCTTCACCAGCGCAACCCCCACCTGGCGGGACGACCCGCCACATGCCCCCGATGCCTCCAACCCGTGTGGGCAATCCTAACCCCCGGCATGGAGCGCTGCTGGCACGGCTGGCCCAACCACCCCTGCGAGTACGAGGAGTACGCCGTTGAACCCCACAAAGCCCCGATTAACTACCGGGGGCCGATCGCCACCTACACAGAAGGCCTCTGGTGGAAACACAACCCCCAACCCGCCGGGTACGGGGTATGCGCACACGCCATCCACCAATGCCCCGGCCTCCACCGCGATGCCCCCGGCACGCAAGATTCCCTCTTCTAACCCCAGTCTCGAAAGGAGACCCCCTCATGTCCATGTTCGCACAACCCGCCTCCAGCACCGGCCTTGACCTGAAGGCCAACGAAGGTGCCCTGTTGATGATTACCCCCACCGAGTTCAAGGAGGGCATCACTACCGCCTACGGCACCTCAGACGCGGTAGCCGCCAGCGTGGTGATCCTCGATGGCCCCAACGCCGGAGAGGAAATCGACGACACCCTGATCTTCCCCAAGGTGCTCCAAGGCCAGCTGAAGAAGTACATCGGCACCGGGCAGCTCTGCCTGGGCCGCCTCGGCAAGGGGCAAGCCAAGCCCGGCCAGTCCGCCCCCTGGATCCTCGGGGACTTCACCGAGGCCGACGCCCAGCTCGCGCAGCGCTGGATCAACTCCAAGAAGAACACCACCCCGCAGCAGCCCAGCAGCACCCCCACCACTGGTGCCGCCTCCGGCGACGTCCCCTTCTAGCCCCTAGCACCCCAGGAGGACACCCCATGATCCTGACCACCCCCTGCAAAATCTGCGGCCAGGACATGGACACCTCCTGGACCCCAGACCAACCCCCACCCACGCACCACCCGGCCTGCGATACAAGGCCCGCCGAGGAGAAAGCCCACGGCCCGCACCCCAAACTCGGGAAACTCGCCGCTGCTGCACACCACGCCACCCTGCTGATGGCCCAGGCGGCCCCCACTTCGACAGGCTCCCCACAATGGGAGGCCTTCGATCACGCCTGCGAAGCCGTCCACGCCGCCCAACAGGCGATCCTCAACGCGGATAAATCCAAGGCCGCCGCCTACTATGCTCGCACCCTCGGCTGGCCCGTATTCCCTCTCAAACCCGGAGGCAAAGCACCCCTGACCCCGAGGGGCTTCAAGGACGCCACCTGCGATCTCACGCAGGTGGGCGCGTGGTGGGAGACGTGGCCGAACGCCAACATCGGCCTGCCGTGCGGGGAGCACTTCGCAGTTATCGACGTGGACGTGCCCTACACCGAAAACCAGTGGGATGCCCTCGCCGCCGACCCGAACCTACACGTCTACGGGCTCGCGCACACCGCCTCTGGAGGCTGCCACGCCTACATCCTCCCCGAAGAAGGCCCGGACAAAAACGGGGTGAACATGTTCGGCCCCAAGATCGACTACCGCACCCGTGGAGGCTACGTCGTCGCCCCCTACTCCACACGAGCCGATGGGGCACCGTGGACATGGATCACACCACCAGCTACCCGCATCTACAACCCGCAGGAAGGACGGTGACACCCCATTGTGGCTTGGTACGAGAAATACCTCACCACCCCCGCACCGACCGGGGCACCTGCCATCCCCAGCAGCGTACAAGGGGCATTGGTGGGTGACCCGCAGGCCGCCCGCTACGCCCAAGGGGCGCTGCGCCGGGCGTGCGATGAAATCGCCCACGCCCCCGAAGGCACCCGCAACCACACCTTGAATGCTCAATCCTGGTCTGTAGGCCAGCTGGTGAAAGCCGGACACCTAGCGGAGGGGGAGGCGCAGGAGGCGTTGTGGTTGGCGGGCAGAGAGTGCGGGCTGCCAGATGCGGAGATTGCGCGTACTGTACCGCGCGCTATTGACCAGGCGGAGGCGAGGGAAGTACACCTCGACCCCAATAAGGCCCCTAGTAGCCCGCCTGAGGGCGGAAACATCGCCTGGCAGCCCAAGCCCAACACCCCACCAGGGGGCAATAAGCCGCCTGGTGGGCGTATAGAGGCCGATTCCACCCCCAGGGGAGGGGAAGCAGGCGGAGATGATGAGCAGGGGGCCGGAGAACATGCAGAAACGGAGGAGGATACCCTCAGCGTGGAGGAAGCCGGAAGAATCCGCTTCCAGCACGATGTTGCCCTAGAGGCCCGCCGCCTGGCCGTCCACGAGGAGGCTAAACGCCAACTCGACGCTGACCGGGCCGCCCACACCCTCGCCAATCTCACCCCGCCTATCCCGCTCCCGGATTTCCTGGCCGTCCAAGACCCTCCTGTGCAGTGGGTGCTCGAAGGCCTCCAGCCGGTAGGTACCCGCGCTCTGCTGGCCGCCCAGGCTAAATCCGGAAAGACCACGATGGTCGCCAACCTGATTAAATCCCTCGCCGACAGTGAGCCGTTCCTGGGGGATTTCCTCAACCACTTCGACGGCACCATCACCCTGGTTGATGATGAGCTTGATGAGCGTATGTTGCGGCGGTGGCTGGACCGTGTGGGGATCGCCCACCCGGAGCGTATTCAGGTTGTGCCTCTGCGGGGGCGGTTGGGGACGTTCAACATCACCGAGTCGAATGTCCGCGCCCGCTGGGTGGAATACCTCGCCGGTACCGACTACCTCATCCTGGACTGCCTACGCCCCGTGTTGGACGCTTGTGGGCTTGATGAGTCTAGGGAGGCGGGGGTGTTTCTTAATGCTTTCGATGAGCTGATGGTGGAGGCGGGGATTGATTCGGCGCTGGTGGTACACCACATGGGGCATTCCACGGCCAGGAGTCGTGGGGATAGCCGGATCATGGACTGGCCGGACGCACTCTGGCGGCTGGTGAGGGAGGAGCCGGAGGAGCCGTCCTCTGCCCGCCAGTTTTCGGCGTTTGGGCGTGAGGTGGATGTGCCGCCCCAGACGGTGCATTACCGCGAGGGGGTAGTAGTGCTTGCCGGGCAGTCTGCCCCGGTGGTGAAGCGCTCCACTGAGCCGCTTTCGTGGGTGATTGAGACGTGGATGAATGAGGCTCGGGGTGAGGGTAAGCCGGGGAAGTGGTGGGAGGATCACGCCAGGATTGATCAGGATGCGGGACTGTATGCGCCATCACGAGATGGGGTGCGCGAGTCGATCCAGTACCTCGTGCAGGAGGGGAGCCTCGTACAGTCCCGAGAAGGTAGGAGGGTGCTGCTGTCGCTCAACTCGGATCATGAGCGGGTGATTGAGGTTGTGGCTGGGGGTTAAGGCCTAACCGCCCTGTAAACCCTGCCCGCGATAGTGGGGACTCCCCATATACGCGGCATAAACCCCCAGCTCAGTACGCATTTTCGGTGGCAGAAAATGACCGCCGCGAACGTCCCGCGCTAATGGGTAACCCCCACTAATTTCCCTAAAACCCCAGCTCAGGGCATAAAAAATAGCCCCCAAACCAGGAGCTAAATGCATTTGCGCTTCTAGCGGCGCGACCGCATTGAGCGGCGCTTGCAAGCGCAAGCATAGCATCCTGAAAAAAATCCACCAAAACATCTACCCCCAAAAAGAGCAAAATGCCAGCACAACGCTACCCCCGCCCACCACCCAACAACCGGCCAGCAGGCATGGAAGGGGGAGTAAAACTGATACCATCAACACCCAGCACAAGCCGAAAGGAGGCCAAGCCATGACCCCAAACCTCACCACCGAACACACCGACCCCTTCCTAGGCCTGCACACCCCAGGACAAGAACTCGACTACAACGAAACCACTGAAGCAGGACGCCGCCAAGCCACCAGATGGGCCGAAACCCTCAACTGGCTCGCAGATAAGTGATCCCCCGGTACGCCCTTGACCTAAGCGCAGTAATCGAATTCAATGCCGAATTTAATGGCCCACACTGCCTACTGGACAGGGGGAAGCTGGAGGGTGCTTTAGCCCGCCCCCTCACCACAATCTTCGGGAAACCGCTTTTCCCTACGGATTACCACCGTGCCGCCGCCCTACTGGAATCCCTCGCTTTAGCACACGCCTTCATCGACGCGAATAAACGCACCGCCTGGTGGGCGTGTGTCACCTACCTAGACGGGTGTGGTATCTACCTAGCCGCAGACCCTATAGAGGCCGGGCAGATCGTCATAGACGTGGTGCGGCATGATCGAGATATCGACGATGTGGCTCGCTGGCTCTTAAAGCACGCCACATAACCCCCCACCCATTAACCACCCCCTGTTATCGCTTTTTGATGACGGGGGATTTTTCATGCCCAAAACCGAAAGGAGACCCCTATGAGGGAACCAACCCACCCCGCAGACCAACCCGGCGTCTACGAAATCCGGGCCACCATCACCACAAGCGGCTGGCTCGACGACCCCACCGACGACCGCGAGGTAGACACCTACCTCCGCCAAGCACTCGCAGACCGCGACTCTGCGGAAGTCGAAGTAGAGCGGGAATACGACCCCGGAGCCACCAGGGTGTACCTGGGGGAGGAATACGCAGAAATACAACTCGAATACGAAAGGGAATGGGAATATGACCATGACGAATACTGATGATATTCACGAAATCATCGGAGAAATGCTGGCCCTACAGGAAACCTTGAAGTGGGCCCATGGCAGCGTGGAGGGAATACGAGACACCCTCATCTCGCAGACCGCGACGGGAACTCCCTCAAAGGGCACGCTCGAGCACCTGGAATACCTCGAAACCGAAGGGGACTATAAGAACGCGCCCGGGGGCACCATCGTGGCCGCTGATGGGGGCGAAGCCTACACGCGGCGTGGTGGCTGGATACGTGGCGATGAGGTGTACGGCTCTCGCTACATGGCAGCCATGCCCCGTCGTGTCCTGCGTTGGGGGTGGGGAAGCATGAGCCCCCTCACCGACGCTGAGGAGGCCGCATGATCGACATCTACCGCGCCTACGCCACCCGCACCGATGGTGTGACCCAGGAAATCTACCGAGGGGATAGCCGCTGGGCCGCCGAACGCGAGGCCGAGGCCCGCCGTAAGTGGGGGTGGACAGCCTGGGTCACCCAAACCCCCGCAGGCACCGACACCGAACAGAAAGTGAGTACCCCGTGAATCAACTCGAAACCATCGCCTTCCACGGCACCCAACTCCCCGTCGTCGAAGTCGAAGGACAACCCCGCGTCGTTGTGCGCCATGCCTTCGATGAGATCGGCGTGCAAGGCAAGTGGCAAGTCCAGAAGTTACAAAAACAGCCCTGGGCCGACATTTCGTCAGTACGTGTTTCCCTTACTTATGCAGGTCAAGAGCAGATTAAGAGGGTTCTCACCTGTGACGTAAGGACGTTTTTGATGGCTCTGGCTCAGATTCCTGTAGGCACGGTCGCTGAGCATGTACGGCCCACTCTTGTGGCCTACCAATGCGAAGTCGCTCGCGTCATCGAAAACCACTTCACCAACCGAGGCGTCCAAGACCCTGTGCGTGATCCCTACACCTGGGACTGGGACGAAGTAGCAGCCCTACTTGGGCAGCGCTACGGCATCGACATGGACGTCAATGCCCTGCTGCGGGCCTTGCGCGACGGGGGAGTACTCAAAAAGACCAACCACCCGAAAAAGGCGTACCGGGATTGGTTTTGGTTCACCGGGTCTGCCTGGAACCTCCACCCCCATATCCTGCCCCGTCTAGCCCGCAAAGTCGCTGAAACCCGCAAAGTCCTCGGCGATGTACAGGCTATCCAGCTGGAGCTGGCGCTAAATCAGCAGATCGGAAAGGAACTCGCCGCATGACCTTGACGCGCACGTCACCACCGGGGATACTGGGAAGCGACAGCCCACCCCCTGAGACTGTCGAAAAGGCGAAGGGCCTCACCAGCCGCCTAAAGCAAGTGAAGCCCTTCGTGAGGCTAGTTGAGCAGCCACGTAGCAGCATCGCGGATTATCTCCGCGATTTCAGTGGCTATCAACGTCACCAGCACCTGGAATGTGATCTGGCGGATCATGTTCCAGGTGCTTCCTTTATCAGGAAGCGACATTCACCTCACCTCCCTCCAACGGTAGGAAACGAGCCATGCGGCACGCCCCACCCTGCGGTGGAGGTATCGCACCGCACGAGGGAGCCGGATTACTCCGGCCTAGGTGAGTATAGCGAGCAGCAGGTGGCGATATGACCTCCCCAATCCGCTTTTTCGTGCCGGGCCTACCGGCACCCCAGGGCAGCAAAAGGCATGTCGGGGGTGGGCGGCTGATTGAATCCTCCCGCGCCGTCAAGCCCTGGCGCACAGCAGTTGCTCGTACAGCCCGGGAGTACATAGACCGGCCTCTGGAAGGGCCGGTGGAAGTACACGTGGAGTTCAACATGCCTCGTCCCAAAGCATGGGGGCGTAAGCGCGATGATCCGATGACGGTCAGGCCGGATTTAGACAAATTATTGCGCGCTGTAGACGACGCCTTGACCTGCGTAGCATTCCGGGACGATTCCCAGGTCACCCGGCTTATCGGGCACAAACGCCGCGCGCCCCACGGCGCCCCCACCGGGGCACTCATCACCATCTACCCCCTGACCTCAAAGGAGGCACCCCATGACCACCTATGACCCCATCAACCCCGACTACTACAGGGTCGGTGGTATCGAAACCCTCGCCCTGGCTAGGGAATTGACGTTCTGCGCAGGCAATGCCGTGAAATACCTCGTGCGCTCCTGCCGCATTGACGCAGTACACAAGGCAGATCGTATCCAAGATCTGCGCAAAGCCCGCCGCTTCATCGAGGAGGAGATCAGCCGCCTAGAAGAAACCCAGGCCGATTCTGATACGGCGTGGCGGCAGCAGCAGGTCGCAGAAGAAGCGATTGAGGAGGGCTACGCGCAGACAGCAGAAAACCTCACACCCCTAGTCGATGACTACGGAAATCTCTACTGGGGGCACCTAGGATGCGCTAGCCAACCAGAAGTGGCCGACCGGGGTAACGTCCTTATCGAGCAGTGTGTCTACCAGCGGGCAGAATACCCGGATGCTCCCATCGCCCTCCAAATCCTCACCGACGACGGCACCCCGTACAAGGGAATCATTGGGCTGGGGGTAGACGACGCCACCCGAATCGGCCGAATCCTGCTGGAAGCCGCCCGCCTCGCCGAGAACCAGGAGGCAGCATGACTACGCACCTGCCTGTCATCGCCCGCCCTGGGTATGAGCCGACCCGCGCACATCTAGGCGATGCGGGCCTTGATCTCAGGGCTGCTCACGATCAAACGATCACCACTCCGGGGCATGCCGCCTGGGTATCCACCGGAGTGAAAGCAGCGATCCCTGAAGGGCATGTAGGGCTGTTGATGGCTCGGTCGAGTCTCTATAAGCATGGTCTTGAGCTTGCTAACGCCGTGGGGGTCATTGACGCGGGCTATCGGGGTGAAATTATCGTGGCGGTGCGCAACATCCGCTATAGCCTGCTCGCCTTGCAGTCCCTCGAGCCAGGGGATAGAAGTGCGCATGTCAAAGCAGGCCAACGCATCGCCCAACTGCTTATCGTGCCCATCGCCATCCCCGAAGTGAAACTGGTGAACACCCTGCCCGCCACCGAGCGCGGCACGGGCGGGTTCGGCTCCACAGGGGCCTAGGTCATTTTGCCTTGACCCTGCCTAGTCACCTCATGCATGATGGGTAGTGGACAAGCCACCCCCGCCTGTCCGATCAAGACGAAAGGGCCTCACAGCCGCCAAGCACATGAGACCCTTTCAGGCGCTAGCCGGTAACTAAGACCCAAAGCTCACGAACTGCATTCGTGAGTCCGTTAGTTACTAGCCCAACGAAGGCCTGCCAGCACAGCGTAACGAGTAGCTGGCGGGCCTTTGTTCGTATGCGGTAGAGAATCCTACGCATCCGATAGCACCTCCTCTCACCGCTGTAGAAATGGCCCGCACTACGGTGTGGGCCTCAGCGCTGCGGTGGCGCTAAGCACCGCAGTGAGAGGCCAGGTTTTGCCTGGCAGAGATAGATTACAGGCAAGGGGGAATGGAGCCTAGCCTCGCCGCTGGGAAGGCCGCTGCGCGTGCCAGGTGCGCACCTCGGAGGCGTCCCACAGGGGGGTGCGGGCGTCCAGGTGTGCCACAGGGGCGGGAGGCATGCCTTTACGGACATAGCCTCGCCAGGTAGTAGGACTCAACCCACAATGCTGAGCACACATGGCCCCCGTCCATAAAGTGCGCCCAGTGTCGCTATCCGTGATGTGGATGTGCATGGCGGCGCTCAAGCAGGGCGGAGCGAGTGTCGAGGGCTAGGCACAGGGTGGCTGCCGTGGCGGTGATGGCTATTGCAGCAGGGTGGGCATGTAGGGCGATCATGGCGATGGCTATGCCCACGGTGACGGTGGTCATGGTGTTCCTCCGGGTATCGTGGTGGGCGGTGGGTTCCCGGCTACTTGGTCTAGCCGGGAACCTGCCCTTTTTCCTTTCTACTACTTCTTGTGGCGCTTGATCGGATGCTTTATGAAGTGCTCTCTGGTCTTGAGGATTCCTAGCCAGATCGCTAGAAGCGAGCCGATCAGTTCTATCATCTTCCACCTCCTTTCTGTTGGTGTACCTCCATTATAAAACTCTAGAGTTCTATCTGTTAAGTCAAGGAGACTGAAGCCATGGACGAATTCCAATTCCGAAACGACGCCAGAAAACTAGAGTCGCTCTACCGCGACCTCGACACCGCCAAATACCAATCCCTCGACACCAAAGCCGAACGCACCTCCCGCCCCACCCCAGGCCCCGCACTCCCCGGCCAAGACTGGGCCATCACCCTCGACGCCGACATGTGCGACCGCCTCATGGAAATCACCTGCGACGTCCGCACCCACATCACCCCCGGCGTAGCACTCCGCAAAGACGGCCCCCACCTCTGCGAATACCTCGCCCTCCACGCCCAACCCATCTCCGAGCTCGACTTCGCCGATGACGTCCACGACGAGGTACGCGACCAAATCCGCCACCTCATCCCCAAGCTCCACCCCGATAGCGCCGGGGACATCGCCGCCCGCCCCGAGCGCTACCAGACCACACGCTCCATCCTCACCCGCCTACAGGCCATGGGGCACCACGTCACCCCAGACCAGCTCCGCAAATGGGGGGAGCGGGGCCACATCACCACCCGCAACCTCGGCACAAGGGGGAGGGGGTATCGCATGTCTGAAGTCCTCGAGCGCATAAGGGGAGGGGGATAACCCCCGCTACCTGCACTGTCCGAACATGGTGTATACTGGCATGTGATAGCACCACTGACCCTGACCCCACCACCGGGGCCAGGGTCTTTTGCGTGCTCACCCACGGCACACACCGCCACAGGCACGAGGAGCATGGAGGTGAGCCAATGACCCTCTACGTCATCACCGGCCCGCCCGCCGCAGGCAAGACCACCTACGTCACCGAACATGCTAAGTGCGGTGACATTCGCATCGACTACGACGCGATAGCCAACCTCCTCGCAGGCCAAGCCGCGGACAACCACTCCCACTCCACCGTCGTCAAGGCCATCACCAAGGCCGCACGCCAAACCGCCATCGACACCGCACTGCGCTACAGCGACCGCAAAGACGTCTGGATCATCGACACCACGCCCAGCGCCACAGCACTGGACACCTACCGCAAACACAACGCGGAGATCATCACCATCGACCCCGGCCGCGACACCGTCATGCACCGCATAAAAACCCAGCGCCCCAAAGGAATGCTCACAGTCGCCGCCAGATGGTACGAACAACACGACAAGGAAAAAGCTGCCGCGCCCGCATGGCAAACCAAGCACAAGGGGAAGCGAAAGCCACGGCAACGCCCAACTACCGAAGCCGCACCTGCAAACAAGACCGCGCTCACCACCACGCAACGCGGCCTCGGCTACGCCCACCAACAGCAACGAAAACGCACCCTCGCACAACTCATCGACGGCGAACCCTGCTGGTGGTGCGGAAGGCCCATGCACAAAGACCAAGCCCTCCACGCCGACCACAGCACCAGCCGCGCACACGGCGGACGCTACGCAGATCGAATGCTCCACGCGGTCTGCAACATGCAGCGAAGGGACGGAAGCAACGACGAACGGAGACCGGCGCTCGGAAACGCAGACTCCTACCAGGCCAAGCCCATCAAAATGAAAAACGGCGGCATCGACCACCGCTACCCCGTCGATGACGAGACGAGGGAGGGGGTAGCGAAATTTAATTGGGAATCTTTAAATGCGTAGTTCAAAATATTAGATAAGCAATTGGGTGCCCCAAATAATCTTAAAGGGGTACCCCAAATGACCCCACTCGCATTTGCGGCAGTCATTCTTTCTCTCTCTCCTAAAACTTTTGAATCTCCCCTTTTAGTGGGAAACTAGCTGGAAAGGAGGTGGGCCAATGGCAGCGTTCACCGATCTGGAGGATCGTATTTCCTCAGGTCATAGCCTTAACGGGTTCGATACTGAGGCCGTGGAGACGGTGGCGGGGCTGATCCGCCGAGTCCGGGACGCGGAGCGCATCATCGCCACGGAAGGTCCCATCATTGAGGACGAGAAAGGCATGCCGGTAGAGCACCCTGCGGTGAAGGTGGAGCGCATGGCGTCTGCGGAGATCCGTGGCTGGGTGAAGGAGCGCCCTGATCTTTTCGGCAAACGGGAAGCCTCGGGTGTGAGGCGCCGGAAGTTTGAGCCGAAGATTGTTGGTGGTTAGGGGAGCGGAGGTGGGTTGTGGCTCTACTGGGGGTGCAAGAGCCTCGCCTATCCCTAATTCCGGAGGGGGATATACGGCGCGGCGAGGAGGCAGTGCAGTTCGCCCGCTGGTGTGGTATGACGCTGTACCCGTGGCAGGAGGATTTGCTGCGGAATATGTGCCGGACTGATGAGTCTGGCCGGTGGGCTGCGCGTGAGGTGGTTACGGTGGTGGCCCGCCAGAATGGTAAGGGCGAGGTGTTAGTAGCTCGCGAGCTGGCAGGGATTTATCTCTTTGGTGAGAAGTCGATTTTCCACTCGGCGCATTTCATGGATACTGCGATTGATGCCCAGCGGCGCCTGTGGGAGATCATTGAGGCTAGTGATGAGCTGCTGTACTGGTGGGAGAATGAGACCTCCGAGCTGCCCAGGAAGCAGACCGGCAACGGCAAAGAAGCGATCATCTTCCCGAATGGTGCAATTATCTATTTCCGAACCCGTACGAAGAAAACCGGGCGCGGTCTTTCTGTTGAGCTCTTGGTGCTTGATGAGTGCTTTGATTTGCCGAAGGAGACGTATTCGGCACTCTCGAAGCTGACTCGCGCGAAAGAGCGGGCGCAGACGGTGTATATATCGTCTCCTGTCGATCAGAAGGAGCACGATCACGGCAAGGTGTTTTCCGCGAAGCGGTGGGCGGCGATTGATGGGGCGCCTAGAACATTGCTTGCGGAATGGTCACCGGGGAAAGATGACGACCCCTTCGTGCAGGAAACGTGGGCGAAGTGTAACCCCTCTCTTGTCGATGAGGGGTTTGGTGCTCAGTTGCAGGATATTGAGGCTGATGCTCGCGCCGCCCAAAATTCAGAAGCGCTGCTGGGCACGTTCATGGTGGAGACACTGGCTGCGGGCGATTGGTACCCGCGCGACGGGGAAGAGGTAGATGATTTCGAGCCTGTGCTCGACGCGGATCAAATCGCGGACATGACCTTGGAGAGCGTGGATCTCTCGGCGTTAAGTGGGCTGGTCGTGGCGGTTGATGTCTCCCCGGATAGGCAGGCGGCTTCTGTGGCTCTCGGGGGGCGTCGAGGGGAGGAGGTGATCGGCTATGTCGGGTATCACGGCCCGGTGTCCACGGCGGATATCGCCGCGACTGTCCTGGACGTTTGCGAGAAAGTTTCCCCCTGGAAGATTGTTATTGATCCGAAAGGCCCTGCATCTGTCATAGGCGAGGCCCTAGACCGCAAGGGCCTAGAGGTCACAAAAATGACATACCCTGACGTCAAAGCAGCCACGGCGGCTTTCTTACAGGGGCGGAAAGACGGCCGCTGGTTTGTGGTAGACCCGGACGGGCTCATGGCTGAGGCTTTTTCTCATGCGGAGTTGAAAATGGATTCCTCCGGTGGGGCTAAATGGGCGCGCTTTGAGGGGCGGGGAACGATATGCCAGCTCACGGCGGTGAATTTCGCTATGTGGCAGTCCAGTGTCCATGAGGAAATCACCCCTTTGCGTAGGCCTCCTGCTGTGCGGTCCCGCGCGGTGAAGTCAAATCGTACATCGGCCAAAAATATAGCGTTTTAGCAGGAAGGAGGGGGCATGGCTCACGAGATTGGGTACGCCCGCCGTCAAGGGGATTTCCCTGGGCGTGCGGCTGAGGATAATTGGGATTTGCAGTGGCCGCGCTCTATCCGGGCGTACTCGAAAATGGCGCGGGAAGATTCCCAGGTAAAAAGCGTCCTGAAGGCGATTATCCAGCCGGTGGCCCGTACTTCCTGGCGGCTCGACCCTAATGGTGCCGCCCCGGAGGTGGTGCAAATGATCGCAGAAGACCTTAACCTTCAGGTCACCGGTGAGGATATGGATAACCCCGTGGTGCGCACCCCCCGGAGGGCTTCATGGAGTCGCCATCTACGCCGCGCCTTAAAAACGATGTTGGTGTATGGGCATTCGTATTTTGAGACGGTGTGGGAAGACGCCGACGAGACGGAAGATAAGCGTACTCACCTGCGGAAACTTGCGCCTAGGCACCCGGAGACTCTCACGAAGATTAATGTCGCCGACGATGGTGGCTTGATTTCCATTGAGCAGGCAGGTGTGGGGGCGGCGGGGCCTGTCGTAATCCCTGTGAGTGAGCTGCTGGCATATGTCACCGATGATGACCGAGATGAGTGGGTGGGGGAGTCCACACTCCGTGCAGCGTATAAGCACTGGCGTCTCAAGGACGAGTTTCTGCGCCTAGAGCAAATCGTCCTGGACCGTAACGGCATGGGTGTTCCTGTGATGCGCACAGCGCCTATGGCGGAACAGGAGGATTTGGATCGCGCTTCGGAGATCGTTGAGGGGGTGCGCTCTGGTGAGCACTCTGGTGTGGCGATCAAAGACGGTGAGGCTTTGGACATTAAGGGTGTTTCTGGGCAGTTAGTCTCCCCCCGTGATGCTATTGCTTATCATGATTCTCAGATTGCTCGTACAGCTCTTGCCCACGCGCTGAATTTGGAGGGTAAGGGTGGCTCGTATTCCCTGGCTAGCGTGCAGATGGACCTGTTTTTCCAGGGGCTTAACGAGATCGCTCAGCAGATGGCGGATACCGCGAATCAGTATTTGGTTCGGGAGATGGTGGTGCGCTACTGCGGCGATGAGGTCGGGCCGTTCCCGATGATTACGTTCGACACGATTGATGCGCGCACTACGCTCACCTCGAATGACCTCGCGGCCCTGAAGAACGCGGGGCTGATTTTCGCTGACCCGCGTCTGGAGGCTCACTTACGGCGCTTGTATGAACTGCCCCCGCAGCAGCCCCATGACGAGTACCGGACCGAAAACAGACAGGAAGGAGGCGGGGCCCATGAGGCGCCTTAACCGTGTAGGTGATCGCCTAGAGCTACGGATTTACGAGGAGATTGGCCCCTCCGGGATCACTGCTAAGGCTATTGCTGAGGAGCTTGGTGATGCCACTGGTGACCTGGTGGTGCGGATCAACTCTCCCGGCGGTGATGTCTTTGACGGCATGGCGATCATGAATTCCCTACGTGCCCATGATGGGGAGGTTATCGCTATTGTGGAGGGTCTGGCCGCGTCGGCGGCCTCTTTCATCGCGGTGGGTGGCGCGCACCGCGTGGTCATGCGCCCCGGCGCGGAAATGATGATCCATGAGGCGTGGGGCATGTCGATGGGTAACGCCGAGGATATGGAGGCCATGCAGCTCCAGTTGGATCGCACTTCGGCTTCCCTCGCGGAGATTTACGCGAAGAAGGCCGGGGGGAGTGCTGACTACTGGCGTGGCCTCATGCGGAAAGAAGTGTGGTTCAACGCTCAGGAAACCGTGGATTTCGGCTTGGCGGACGTTGTGGAGGACGCCCGTGATAATGCCGCGTCCCCGGCGCCAGCAGCGTTCGCTCTGCTGCGCCGCTTCAATTATACGGGCCGTGATGCCGCGCCCGCCCCCTACGACCAGAACCGAGAGATTAAGGAAGGAATATCCATGACGTTTAACCAGGAGGTCGCTCGCCGTCTGGGGCTTACCGGCAGCGAGGACGAAGCCACGGTGCTTGCTGCCCTGGAGGAAACCCTCAACGAGCAGGCCGATAGCGAAGCCGACGCTGAGGATTCCCCGGAAGTCCCGCCCGCCGATACCGAACCGGGTACGGAGGACACCGAGGAATCTGAGGACACGGTGGAAGAAGATAGCGAGGACGATGAGCCTGCGGCTACCGTGGTGCAGCTTGATCGTGCTGTCTACGAGGACCTCCTCGAGCGTGCCGCACGCGGTGATGCCGCCGATGAGGAGGCTGCCCATGAGCGGGCCGTGGCCCTGGTCAGTAAGGAGGGTATTTCCGCTGGCCGCCTGCTGGGGTGGCAGCGTGACCAGTGGGTCAAGGCCGCCACCGAGAATTATGAGGCCACCAAGGCTGAGCTTCTTGCCCTGGCCCCCGGGCGGATTTCCCTCAAGGAAAAGGGTTATGCGGGGGTTCCGAGTGGGCAGGAGGAGAGCCGGTCTGATTTGGCGGCCCGCGCCGACAAGCTGGGGTTTGCCCCGAAGCCCACGATCTGATTCACCAGTCTACCACTGGAGGTATTTTCCTATGTCTAATCCCACTTTTTCCTTGGGTGATCTCACCCGTAAGGCCGGTAAGCCGGTCGAGAAGTTCCGCCTCGTCAAGGAGCACGAGGGCAAGATTGAGCACGCTGGGGCGGAGGATTTCCCCTTTGGTGTGGTCACCGAGTCGGCCGCACCAAAGGGGGACCCGGAGGCGAATGTTCTCACGCATGGGCTGCCGGAGAATGTGCGTGTCGGCACCACGCAGCGTGTCGTGAAGATCACCACCGATGAGGAGATTTCCGCAGGGGTGGTGGTGTACGCCGCCGCTGATGGCAAGGTCGCTTCCTCTGGCTCTGTCAAGGTAGGCGTCGCCGACCAGGCTTCTCGTGATGGGCTTGTGCGCGTACACCTGTTCCACCCGTCGGTGCTCGTCTAGGCGAGCCGTAGGGCTGTTTTCCCCTTCCCCTTTCCCGCCGTCTGAGGCGGGGCGGGGGATTTCGTCTATCTACCCCCCTAGATAGGGGAGGAGGAGAAAAATACTCATGGTCAATCATCTAACCTCCGCCTTCGGCGGAGACACTATCACCGTCGATGAGATGGTCAAGGACCCTCATTTCATTCCGGAGCGGGTCCTCACCAACCTTGATGGGGCGTTCCTGGAGGCCGCCCTATTTCGTAACGGTGGCCCTAATGATGGGGTTGTTGCTTTCCGCGAGGCTGCCGCACCGTTCCTCAATGACGATTCTGAGGAAGTCGCGGAGTTCGCCGAGATTCCCGTTTCTGATCTCAATCGCGGCAAGCTGCACAAGGTCATCGGAGTCAAGACCGCGTTGGGTGTGCGTATTTCCCGTGAGATGCGCCGCTTCAACAAGATCGATCAGCTGAACCTCCGCCTCACTGCGTTGCAGAACACGATGGTGAAGAACGGGGTGGAGGCGTCCCTGGCGGCGTTTAAGTCCGCGGAGATCCCGGAGCTGGCGGTGGGGTCTGACTGGGAATCCCAGGACGCTGATCCTATGCGTGATATCCGCAAGGCCAAGCGCATGATCTCTACGGCTACCGCACCTGATCGCAAGGACGCTTTGATGGGCTATAAGCCAGACGTCCTGGTCACTAATGAGGGCACTCTCGACGCGGCGCTTTTCCACGAGTCCGTGCAGCGCTTCTACCGTGGTAATGCGGCGGTGGAGAACCCGGTGTACCAGGGGATCACCCCGCAGATTCTCGCTGGCCTGCGTGTGGTGACCTCCCAGTACATTCCCGAGGGTGATGTGTATATCATGCAGTCCGGTGTGGCTGGTTTCATTTCGGATGCGGACCCGCTGACGATCACTCCGTTGTACGCCGAGAACGGCGAAAATGGTTTTGGTGGTGCGAACCAGTCCTGGCGTATGGATGCCTTCCGTAATCGGGTGATCGCAGTCGATAACCCGCGCGCGGTGGTCAAGCTCACCGGGGTGGGCTCCTAATGCGCTACATATTTCGTGTGCCGTGGGAGGACTACAGCAATCGCTATACGCGCTATGCGGTAGGTGACGCGGCCCCCGAAAAGCACCCTAAATGGGAGTGGCTGGTACGCCACAACATCATCGTGGACGCTAACACCTACCCCCATGCAGAAGAGGCCGCCCCGGTGGCTGCACCCCTGAGGAGAATCCCGTGGAAGAGCCACGCTCCTCCGCGGGGAAGATGAAACGCCCCTACAAGGCCGCGAAGCTCGCCGTGTGGCAGGAATACGCCCGCGCCCAGGGACTTGACCCTAAGGGAATGACCCGCGAGGAGATTATCGCCCGATTTATCTAAGAGAGGAGGGGTCTGATGGTCGTTTCTCCCGAGGATTTTCAGGATAGATTCCCCCGCGCTTTATCCCCGGAGGAGGAAAAGCGTGCTGCTGTTCTACTCGGTGACGCGGAGGGGCTGATTCGCGCGGAGTTTGCCCGTCGCGGCCGGAGCTTCGATACGGCAATCCGATCTGTGTGGATAGGGCTCATCGCCAGGCGCGTGATTATCGAGATGGTCTCCACTGCGATCCTAGTGGGGGATCAAGCGGGCGGCAGGTCAGGGTCTGTCCAGTCCGGGCAGGTCTCTGAATCCTGGTCGTATGGGGATGCAGGATCAGCGATGTGGGGAGCAGTGCAGCTCACGGAGGGGCACCTGCGGGATTTAGGGCTTGTGGCGCGTAGTCGTGGGCGGTTCCCCCAGCCTCCTCGCTGGCCGGAGAGGCGGTGTGAGTAGGTATGCCGTGGCTGCAAAAAATGCGGGTAGTCAAGCCCGCGCGAGTCCAGGACCCCTACGCCCCTAAAAAAGCGTCCAGGATCACCCTCGACCTTGAGAAAGGCGCGGAAATCCTCCCCGAGGTGTGGCTAGTGGAGTGCCAGCCGATCAGCCTCATCGAGGAGACGGAGAATAACACCCGCGTGGCGGCTGCTACCGCGTGGCGGATCATTAGTCGCCGTGGACAGCAAATCACCACTATCGGCCCCGAAGACGGCGTGATCGTCGAGGGGATCGAGGGGGTGCTGGCGGTGGAGGGTGAGGTGGGGCAGTGGCGGACGCCGACGCGGCTGGCGCATACGGAACTTACAGTAAGGCGGTGGCGCGGGTGAGTGCGAAGATTGATGGTGATGATTTATTTCGCCAGGTCATGGGCACTACACAGGTGCAATCCGCCGTGTATAAGGAAGCTGTGAGGATCGCTGCGAAAGCTCGACGCCTTGATGCATCTGAGGGGAAAGGTACCGCCACGATCAAGGTGGAGCGTATCCCGATCGCCAACGGGCGCGCAGCCTACAACGTCACCTCTGATGACGTCAGTGGTGAATACGGCACCTCCGAAGCTAAGCGCCTCCGCACTCTGCGCCGCGCAGCGAAAGGAGCGTAATGCAACCTGATGTGCTCAAAGAGATCATCCACTGCCTGTCGGATGTGACGGGGGTGTGGGTGGCCGACACACTCCCCCCAGGGGATAGCCTCTCGGAGGAATTGCCGTGCGTGCGTGTCGATGAACTCCCCGGTACCTCGAAACTGATCCCGTGGCAGATCACCGGCGAGATGGAACTCCAGGAACTCGGCATTGATGTTGATGTTTTTGGGGCTTCGCGCTATGAGACTCGTGCGGTGCGTGAGGCTATCCACAAGACCATGATGCTGCTGCCCCGTACAGTGGCGGGGATAACCCGCGTGCAGCCGGGAGCGACTTTCCACACTCGACCGGATTTCAACCAGAACATTCGCCGTGTCGGGGCGGAATACCTGGTGACTGCGCGCACCGGATAAAACGCGCAGCTGCAATACCCCCACATCTAACCCAGGTGGTGGGGGTTTTCTTATACCCAATTTTTTCCCTTTTTTAGGAGGAGAAGTTATGGCAAGTCAGGAAACGCTTCAGGGCTTCCGCTCTGCTGCGCTGCGAGTCGGTGTGACTGGCGCAGTGCGTGTCGCAAAGCTCGGGGCGAAAGTCCCGAAGCTGACAGATAAGTATGACCCCGAGGTGTATCGCAATATCGGCTACATCTCCAACGATGGCGTGGAGCTGTCTTTTGATGAGGACGCTCAGGAATACGTCCCCTGGCAGGAGTCCCTGCCGATCCGCCGCGACATCACCAAGTCCGTGAGCAGCGTGAAGCTGACCTTGTGGGATTTCGGCAAGGAGAACGCAGAAATGTTCTTCGGGTCGGAGGCTCAGGACGGTGAGGATGGTACCTGGTATATCGACCAGGCCGGTAAGCCGAATTTTGAGCGCATGATGTTCGTCATCGACGTTGTTGATGGCGATGAGGCGATGCGCTTGGTGCTCCCGGTCGCGCAGGTCACCGGGCGCGAGGGGATCACCTTCAAGTCCGAGGAAGCGATCTCCCTGGGCATCACGGTGACCGCATACCCGGCGAGCGTGGACGACTACCCCGAGTTTGAGGGGAAGTCTGCGCGCTGGATGTTTTCTAAGAGCTGGGACGGCAAGGGCGTGAAGTCCGTGGTCGAGTCTACCGGTATGCCCGACAGTGAGGACCGTGGGGATTCTGATTCCCGTGGCGACTCCTAGCGTACCGGGGCCTGGGTAGACACTGGCGGGTTCGCCCAGGCCCCCCTTTTTTGGTGTCTTTAATCATGTGCCCGCCGGTATTCTTTTTGTCTCTCTTTTTCTTTTTGAGGAGGAACCCGCATGTCTAATAATTTGAATGATCTGCTTAAGCAGCGCGCGGAGGCGACCGGTGTTGCCGGTGACCGCGTCCCCTTTGAGTTTGGAGATAAGACCTTCACGTTTCGTGACCCCATGCTCCTCACCGACGAAGACAAGGACGACCTCGCCGGCCTGAGCCACGATGTCGATGTCGCTGAGTTCTACATGGGCGCAGACCAGTATGACGATTTCATCGCCACGACCGCCACGATTGAACTCGATAACGGCGAAAAGCTGGAGGTTGAGGGGTCGAGCTCTGTTTTCATGCTGGCTTTCCGTGAGTATGTCAAGGGCCTGGCGGATGTGGACGAAAAGGGAAATCCTATGACGTCCAATCGCTCCTCGCGTCGTGCGGCGGCCCGGAGCCAGCGGAAGCGGCGCTAGAGCAAGCCTATGGTTGGGATGTGCTGGGGGCTTTTTGGCGGGGGGAGATCACGCTGCGGAAACTTCGTGTATTGATCTCCTACCTGCCCCCGGATTCCCCCATCTATTGGCATCACACTGACGGCCGCCCCTGGACGATCACTCAATCCATGCTGTGGCAGATGCTGTGGGCCATGTCTGCCGAGGCGCACAAGGGGCTGGAAAAGGGGACGAACGTTTTCAAGAAAATGCCCCGGTACCCGTGGGCGGACGCTGTGGGTAGCCAGCGTCGTGGTGGGTGGAAGCACCGTGACGGCAATGAAGTTTTGGATTACCTATCCAACCTGTAGGCCCCTTTTTTTGGGTGGGGCGTGATTCTTGTGGAGGTGTAGGGAAATGACCAGTGCAGTATGGGTCCCCGTCAATGCGAGCATGAAGGGCTTCGTCGCTGAGGTCGTTAAGCAGGCCTCGGGGGCGGCCTCCAAGGGATCAAAAACCCTGGCCGAGGGGTTCTCCCAGGGCGGTAAAAAAGCTGGTGAAGCTGCCGCCCAGGGGCTTGCTTCCCAAGCCTCCCAGGTGGAGAAGGCTTCCGCACAGCTTGCTTCGGCGCGTACCGCTGAGGCGAAGGCCTCGGCAGATGTGACCGCTGCGGAAGCGAAGCTGGAAGCGCTGCGGAAGAATGCGGGGGCGTCCGCCTCGCAGATCGCGCGCGCCGAGCAGCAGCTTGAGACCGCGAAGAACCGCCAAGGTGACGCGGCGGCGAAGGTGGCGCGCAGTGAAAAAGACCTGGAGGCAGTGCGCGGCGGTGGGCAGGCCACCGCCCAGAAGTTAGCCCGTAGCGAGGACGCATTAGCGAAAGCGAAAACGGACGCGACGACGGCTGCTGGGAAGGTCCGCACCGCTGAGCTGGGAGTCGATGAGGCTAGGGCGAAGGCCCAGCAGCGCGCTGAGGCGGTTGTGGGGGCGGAGAAGAAGGTTGTTGCTGCGCGCGCCCAGTATGGTGAGGGGTCGAAGCAGGCGGCGGCTGCGGAGAAGCAGCTTGAGGCTGCGAAAAAGCAGTCAGGGTCAGCAGATGCCCAACTCGCCGCAGCAGCCGGTAATGTGACGAAAGCGCGGGCTGATCTCGCTAACGCCACCGATAACGTCAAAGCTAAAGAACTGTCCCATAAGGCCGTGCAGGAGGACGTTGCCCGCTCGGAGAAGGCAGCGGCTGAGGGGGCTGAGGACGCGGCGAAATCCATTAAAATCCTTGGTGATGCCTCCGAGGATGCGGAGGGGAAGTCGTCTCGTTTCGCGGCTGTGCAGGATAAGGTGAAGTTGGGGGTTGCTGCGGTTAGTGCTGCTGCGGCGGCTACTGGCGCGGCGCTTTTTAAAGTCGGCCAGGATTTCGATGAGGCTTATGATGCTATCCGTGTTGGTACGGGTGCTTCTGGTGAGGCTTTTGAGGGGCTAAAGGAGTCCGCGCGGAACGTTTACAAGGAAATCCCCGCGATGGACGGTGGTTTTCAGCAGGTCGGTAGTACTCTCGCTGATCTTAATACTCGCTTGGGTCTTACTGGTGAGCCGCTGGAGAAGATGACTTCCCAGTTTGTTGAGCTGTCGAATATGGGGATTGATGCCGATATTAACGACGTGTCGGCGGCTCTGAGCGCCTTTGGCGTGGAGGCTAATCAAGCCCCGGCAGCAATGGACGAGCTGTTTCGCGCTTCGCAGGCCACGGGTTTGACGATTAGTGAATTGGCGCAGTCTGCAGTCAAGGGCGCCCCGCAGCTAAAAGAGTTCGGTTTTGACATGGCCGAGTCTGCCGCTTTAGTCGGCAAGCTTGATAAGGCCGGTGTGGAAGCCGATAAGGTCCTTGCAGGCATGGGCAAAGCGATGGTTCAATTCGCTAAAGATGGAAGGGAGCCGCAAGCAGCCTTATTTGAAACTGCTCGGGAGATCGAAAACTACCTTGAGCTAGGGAATGAAGTTGAGGCTACAAATGTTGCCGCAAAGCTATTCGGAACTAAAGGCGCAGGGCAGTTTATTGAGGCGGTAAAAACCGGGGCTTTGTCCATCGACTGGCTCATGGGGAACATTGGGGCCACGGAGGACACGATCCTGGGTGTCGCTAAGGAGACCCAAAGTTTCAGTGAAAAGTGGGCTCTGCTGAAACAAAACGCCCTGGCCGCTTTAGAGCCTATCGCGTCGAAGATTTTTGACGCCCTTAGTCCCGCGATGGACGCAGTGCTGGGTGGCATGGAAAGAATAGCCCCGTGGGTGGAGTCGGTGCTTGCCCCGGCGATTTCTGTCGTGTCTGCGAAAATCTCGGAGTTTGTAGGATACGTCTCAGCTAATCTGATCCCGCTTGTCGTCCCCGCTTTTGAGCGGCTTGGTGAGATTTTCCGTGGCCTTGTGGAGAAGGTACAAGGACTAGTCCAGTGGGGGCGTGAGCATCAGGGTGTCATGGCGGTGCTCGCTGGTGCGGCTGGGGGTCTTGCGGTGTCTTTCGGCGCTGTGGCCCTCCAGATGAAGGCCACGGCCGTGGCGCAGACCATCATGAAATCCGGTGGACTTATCGGCTGGATTAGCAAGATGATCACCTCAACGAATTTGTGGGCGGGTGCACAAAAAGCCCTCAACTTCGTTATGAACATGAACCCGTACATGAAGATCATCACGGCCATCATGACATTGGCTGGGGCCCTGTGGGCGTTTTTCGCCAAGACCGAGACCGGGCGGGAGATGTGGGCGAAATTCACCGACGCCCTCGCACGCGGCTGGGATTGGTTTACTGAGAAACTTTCCGCCGGGTGGCAATGGATCAAGACTAGCGTGTGGGACCCCTTCATGGGGTTCATTACCGGGACTCTCGTGCCCTTGTGGAACGCGGCCTGGGGTCTTATTCAGGCGGCGTGGGATAAATTCACCAGTGGGTTGTCCTGGGCGTGGGAGAACATCATCAAACCGGTGTTCGATGCGATCTGGACGGTGGCCAAAGCCACCCTTGGTGTGATCGGAACGGTGATCCTCGCCCCGCTGATCCTGTACTGGAAGGCCATGTCGGCTGCCGTGCAGTGGGGCTGGGAGAATATCATCAAGCCTGCTTGGGACGCTTTGAGTACTGCGGCAAGCTGGATGTGGGACAACGTCCTCAAACCCACCTTTGGGTGGATTAAAGACCGCTGGCAGGACATGGTTCTGGGCATCCAGTTCTACTGGGAGAACGTCTGGAAACCAGTCCTGGAAACAGTAGCCGAGGTTGCTAAGTGGCTCTGGGAGAACGTCCTCGCCCCCGCATTTGAGGGGATTAAGCACGCCTGGGAACTCATGGTCGATGGGATCAAGTGGGCGTGGGAGAATATCCTCAAACCGGCGTGGGAGGCGGTGAAAACCGCAGCTCAGTTCATGTGGGATAATGTCCTGCGTCCGACTTTTGATCTAATCAAGGCGGCCTGGGAGGTGCTGTCTAACGCTATTAAATGGGCGTGGGAGAGCATCATTAGGCCCGCCTGGGAGGCGCTGCAAAACGCGGCGAACTGGCTGTGGGATAACGTTCTCAAGCCGGTATTCGACGCGATCAAGAGCGGCTGGGAAGCCATGTCGCGGGGTATCGAATGGGTCAAGGACAACGTGATTCTCCCGGTATTCCGCGCTGTCCAAGACGGTATCGACACTCTTAAGGGGTGGTTTGACCGAGGTGTGGACGCTATCGGTAGGACGTGGGAAGCCCTCCGGGAAAACACCGCCGCCCCGATCCGATGGGTGGTGGACACGGTGTATAACAACGGCATCAAGAAGGTTTGGGATAATATCGCCAAATTCATTGGGCTGGGAGAATTGCCGGCGGTTGATTTGTCGTTCGCCACCGGCGGCGTCATGCCGGGCTACACCCCAGGCCGAGACGTCCACCACTTCACCAGCCCTACAGGTGGACGGCTACACCTATCTGGTGGAGAAGCGATTATGCGCCCGGAGTGGACCCGCGCCGTGGGCGGACCCAAGGCTGTGGAGAGCATGAATCGAGCCGCGCAAAACGGCACTTTCGTTTCTCGCTACTCCAACGACTCGCCTCAGAACCCCCTGAACAAGGGGATCGCTGCGATGGGGGCATACCCTGAGCAGGCATTCGCAGGTGGCGGCGTCATTGGGTCGATTACCGCGCTGGTTAATCGGTTCTTCCCTGGCATGACTATCACTTCCACCCAGCGGGCATCGAACGATTACCACGGGCAGGGTCTCGCGGTGGACTTCTCTAACGGCACGGATACCACCCCGGAGATGCAGCGCGCCGCAGGGTTCTTCTTCGAGAACTACGGGCCCGCGCTGCTGGAGTTGATCCACAGTCCTTTCGGGCACAACGTCAAGCACGGCCAGGACGTGGGAGACGGCTTCGGATTCTATGGGGCGGGGACGATGAGCGCGCACCGCAACCATGTCCACGTCGCTGCGAGCTCGCCGCTGCCGGAGCCTGGCACTCCGATTGAACCAGTCACCTCTGGTGGCGGAGGCTCTATCGGTGGCTACCTCATGTCCAAGGCAAAAGGGCTATGGGACGATGCGATGGAGAAGATCAAGAGTGCACTTCCTGACTTTGCAGGCATGGTCGGCAAAATCCCGAGTGCATTCATGGAAACCGCCTTCGGGAAGCTATGGAGCCACATCACCTCGAAGATTCCCTTTGGCGGTGGAGGCTCCGGCAACGGACCGGGTGACCTGCCTGGTGGCGTGGAACAGTACCGCGGTCTTGTGGAGAAGATCCTCAAGGCAAAAGGTTACGACGTAGCCCTCGCTGATACTGTTCTGCGGCGCATGAACCAGGAGTCCGGTGGCAACGCCGGGGCGATCAATAACTGGGACATTAACGCCGTCAACGGTGTCCCGTCGAAGGGGTTGATGCAGGTCATTGATCCTACGTTCCAGGCACATAAGGACCCTGGGCATGACGACATCTGGGACCCCGAGGCCAATATCCGTGCGTCCATGAATTATGCGATGGCGCGGTACGGGTCGCTCCCAGCGGCATACAACCGCCCTGGCGGGTATGACTCGGGCGGGTGGCTAGAGCCTACTCCTGGAGGCTTTTCCACCTACTACAACCACACCGGTAAGCCGGAGGCGGTGCTCACCCACGACCAGTGGGAGGGAGTATCCCGCCTGGCCGAGGCTGTTGTCCGGCTTGTGCCCGCGTTGGAGGGCGTCCCGACAGCGGTCGAGGAGCTGGCGGTGTCCTACCGCGACGGTGTGGGGATGCTAGGTGATGCGGTGCGTGCCGTGCAGGATAATCCTCTGGCCCGCGCCGCAGGGCACCTCGCCGGGCCCTTGGCGGAACTCGGCAAGTCCGCGTTCGAGACCTACTCGAACCTGGAGCCGAACCAGGTCATGGGAAATCTCGCTCACGGGGTGGTCACCGGACACCTGGAGGACGCCGCTGGGCTTTTGGGTATCCCCACAGAAAAGCCCGCGTGGATGGACGCTGCGGAGCAATTCCGCGCCGCAATCCCCGGCGCGATGACCTCTGCGCGGGACTCTTTGGCCTCGTCGATTGAAAAGGCCAAGGGCAAGTCGCAGGCGCCCCAGGCCGGGGCGCTGGGGCTGTCTGATGATGGTCAGGCCGCTAAGGAGTCCGGGCTGGCACCTGTCCCGGAGGCGGTGGAGACCGCCGCACAGGGGCAGGCCCCGCAGGGTGAGGGCCAGGATTGGGCGTCGTTTGCTGCGGGGATTTTGGGTGCGGGCTCTGTGATGGAGTTGGGCCGTAACGCCATGCACGGCGGCATTGAGCTGGCTTCTATGGGGGCTAGTCATGGTGTCGGTGTGCTGGAGTCGATGGCTTCCCAGGGGTGGAGTGCGGGTGTGGGCACCATGCAGTCGATGGCGTCCGCCGCGCTCAACTCCGGGGTGTCGTTTGCTTCTAATGCGCTCAATGCTGTGGGTGGCTCGGCCGGTGCGGTACTCAACGCGGTTGCCCCTGGTGCGGGCGCTGCGGTGGCCCCGTTCCTGGCCCAGGCGTTGCCGCAGGCGCAGATGGCGTTGTCGAGTCTGATCCCTGCGGGGGAGATGGCGATTGCTACGGCGGGCACGCTGGCTGATGTGTATGGGCAGCAGGCGATTAGCGGCGCGGGGATGCTGGCGAATATCGGTATTGACCAGGTGGCTCAGGCTGGTGGTCGCATGGTGGACGCCGGTTTCGACACCGTGCAGGACGAGCTGCCGAATATGCCACTGCCGGGGGACACGTTGGCGAAGCTGCCGGAGGCTGCCCAGTCTGCGGGTAGTGAACTGGTTGGGGGCGCTGCTAGGGCCTCAGAGATCACCCGCAGGGGAGTTACCTACATCACCAATGTGGGGTCGAAGGCCGACGCTTATGAGGTCACGAAGCACCACCAGGCCCGTGAGCTTGCGGGTTATGGGCTGACTCGTTGAGAATCAGGAGGTTTCACGTATGTCGGATGGAAAGATCGCTATTGATGTGATCGGTGTCCACGGCGAGGAGTTCCGTATCAGCGGGCCAGGCGCGGGCCGGGAGGGTGTGTGGCTTGATCCTGGGTTCGTTGGCGTGGTCAATGCGGCGTTTTCCACGGTGTGGACTTCCGCGGCGGATCAAATCGGCGGGACGTTCGCGGACGCGAAGTTTCCCGCGCGGGATGTCACCTTGCCGGTGACCCTGCTGGATTCGCCGCTGAGGGATTGGGAGACGGTGTATAGCCGGTGGCTGACGGCCTGGTCGATCTGGGAGGACGCCACGCTGGTGGTGACGACTCCGGCGGGGCGGCGTGAGTTGCGGTGCCGTATGTCGGAGACCCCGGAGATTGATTTGGGGCAGATGGGTGGTCATGTGCAGGGGCGCGCGGGTATTTTGATGAAGCTGCGGGCGGGGGACCCGTTGTTTTCGTCGGGGGTAGATGTGACTGGCTGGGAGTTTAATGGGACTCGCTGGCATGGTCATGTCACTGTGTCGAATCCCACCGATGTTCCTGCTTGGCCGAAGTGGGTGTGCACTGGCCCGGCGTCGTTGATCCTGCCGGATTTTTCGTTCGAAACCCGGCGCGGTTTCCCCGGCTATGAACACCGCAAACGCCGAATCACCATGCCATTCCAGTCGTATAAGCAGCACGTGCTGGTTGATACCGATCCGATGGTCGAGCAGGTGGTTGCCATCGAGACAGAACCGGAGAACCTCGTCGATGATCTGGCGGGGTTGCTTCGGCGGTTGTTACCGGAGGGGCCGCAGTGGTGGGCGCGCATGAATGGACAGTTTTTCACCTACCCGATTCCGCCGCGCACCCCACCCACCCAAATCCCGGTAGCAGTCAACCCGCTGCCGTGGCTGCCTAATTTGTGGCGTACGCTCCAAATTCCGTTTTCGATCCCGACGGATTTCCTGGTGCTGTGCGCGGAGGCGATGACCACGGTGATGTCGCCGGTGTCCCAATCTGTTGTTTTGACTATGCGGCCTGATGATCTCGCGGATCGTATCGACCAGGCGGTACGTCAGGCTACGGGGATTTTTGGGCAGGCTGGTGAAGCAGCAGGGGAGATGGCGCAGACCATCACGAAGACCTTGACGCGGGCGACCATCGGCAAGGTGGTGGCTGATACGTGGGCGCATTCCTGGGGGTCGCTCAACACGATGGCCGGTGCTGGGGTGCAGGTGCGCGTGGAGCGGAAGTGGACTTCGGCGTTTGGCATGGACTTGGAGGTGAGTCGTGATGAGTGAGTCCTACTCGCAGGATTTTGCGGCTCGTATGGAGACGATCTGGCAGGCTGCGCTTCGTCACCGCGAGGCGCGGGAAGCATACCGCCGCCAGAAGCCTTTTGTGCGCCTCTGGGACGGGGACTGGGTGCTGCGTGGGCGGGTTGCCGGGGAGATTGAAGCGAGTTTTTCCTTCAAGCTCAACGACGTGGGCTCCGGCCTGGTGGTTCTCCCGGCCACGCACCACCTGGCGGTGTGGGCTTTGGACGTGTGGGGCCGTAAGACGGAGAATATTCACGTCACCGCCGATTTCCGGGGCGCACGCTGGGGCGGGCGTATGCAATCCGTCTCCCTGGTCAAGGGCTCTGATGGGGCGCGCACCGTGGAGATTCAGTTCCTCCACGACCTCAAGGAACTCGACCATGTTTTGTGTTGGCCGAATCCGTTTTTGCCTGCGGGGGTGCAGTGGCCGAAGCACTTTGTGCTGGCAGGCCCCTCGCGCTACATGCTCAAGCTGATCCTCTTCCTGAACCTGATCCGCTTGCATGGGAACTTCTGGCAGCTGCCTGATGATCCCCTGGACCCGCGCACCTGGTTTGAGGGGGTGACCCCCTGGAACTGGTCGATCGCCGTGGCCCCGGGCTCGCTGCTCATGGACGACTCGCAGTGGTGCATCCTTTCCTCGCGGATGAATACGTGGCGGGAGGTGGCCGAGCCGATCCTGGAGGATGCGGGCCTGATGGTAGAGTGCCGCCGCTGGCTAGAGGGCGATGAGAAGCCCAAAGGGTGGATCGGGCCGCTGCGTAATGGGCAGCTCATCGTGGACGTGGTGGACAAGTCCGGTGTCTTTGAGACCACCTCGTTTGGTGGCACCATCTTCGGCGGGATGCTGCGCACCTCCACCCGCCTGGCGGACAACCTCGTCGATGACCTCATCACGGTGGTGGCCTCCCCACCGGAGCCCGCGGAATACTCCGTCTCGAAGTGGCTGGGCACCAAGCCCGCCCAGCCGTGGGTGGTCTACCGTGACGGCCAGTACAGCCCGATTGACTCTGCGAAGTGGACCCACGAGCCCGCCACCGCCACCTCCATCGTGGCAGGCGGCAAGTCCACCTTCGGTGTCAACGAATCCGTGTCCCTATCCGTCCAGCTTGTCGGCAATGTCCTCGGCGCGATTTTCTTCATGCCCACCCTGGGCACCATCGCAGACACCGCCCTCAAGCCCCTCTACGAGGACATTTTCCTCGCCTGGGGGGCGATTAAATCCCCGGTGCGCACCTCTAAGGCGGGGTGGTCTCACTACCACGAATCCCGCGCCGAGGGCGGGGAATCCGCCTGGTCCTTATCTGGGGTGGTCGCCATGCGCGAGGGATTCTGGCAGACCCGCTCACGCACCAAGCACGAGGTCAGTGTGGGGGACGCAGGGCCTTACCTCCCCGGGGATCGCGGCCAGGGGCATTTCTGGCTCGGGGACCGCATCGGCATCCAGATGCAGGGCGTGCCCGGCGGGCGTGTGGTGGTGGAGCAAGTCCAGGAAATCAGTATGGGCTGGGGAAGGGATTCCGCCCCGGCGTTCCAGCTCACTGTGGGCGACCCCAGGGTGGATCAATCCCCGCTGGCCCGCGCCCTTGACCAATCCAAGCGATTCTTCGGAATCCTCCACGACATAGGAGTGATGTAGATGCCCGCAATTTCCCAGGCCAAGGCGAACATGGAGGACCCGCGCGAGCACGCCGTGTGGGCCCTGTCACCGGTACCGATAGACGAAAACGGCACCCCGCTGGTGTTGCCGCTGATGGCACTGCAGTTCATCTCCGAGCACCTGTGGCGCTGCGGGTTCCGCCACCACCCAGAACTCCAAGAGATCGTGGCCAGCGAGGACTCCCACACCGCGTTCATGGCCGGAGGCGTGGCGTGGGTTCCTGCCGCAGAAGCACAAGCTCCCACCCCGGAGGTGGACCTCTCCGCGCTCTCTGAGGCGGAGGTCGCAGCCGTGGAGGCTGCGCTAGAGCGACGAAAGAAGGGCACGCGATGACTGCACCAAACCAGGGGATACCCGAGGGCGGCTACAGCGCGTCCGGGCTTGCTGCCCTTCAGGGCATGAACGAAGAAGCGATTAAGCGCCGCTTGCGTGCCCCCGCCGATAACCTCTTTAACCAGGTCAAGGGCAACTTCGTAGGGAAGTTTGCCGATGGTATCGCCGATGTGCTCGCCGGAGCGCGCTCCATCCTCGGCTTTGAACGTCTCGAGCGCGTCGGCAGGGAGTTCCGCGACGGGCAAACCGAGCTTAACCATCGCACAGACCTCCTATCGCCACTGCTGGATTACGGCTCTGCATGCATGGGAAACCTATCCGGCTGGGACGTGACGGGAGTCATGCCATTTCGCACCCAAATTGGACCCATGCGTGGCTGCCGCCTGGAGGACAGCGGGATCAGACTCGGGGATAAAGGCCTGTGGGATATCCGCGCACAGCTCACTGCTGAATCCGCGATTATCGTCACCGGGCGCATGGAATGGCGAGTAGTTGTAAAAACACCCCAGGGAGGTGTGTATTCCTCCCAGCGCGCAACCGTGACCTCTAACAGCCGCCTGACCCAAACTCTGGTGTCGTCGGTGGTGGTCCCGGAACCGGGATACCTCGTCCAAGTGGAGCTGCTGAGTCTGGGGATTGGGCGCACGATTTTCGGCGGCCCTGACTGGAATCGCCTGGTCGTGCAACACATCAGTCGTGAAGTTTCTGGGTCTACGGGGGCGGAGGCCTCGCAGGTACCCCCTGATCCGGTACAGGGGCCACCGCGCCCGCCGGAGCAATAAGAATAAGGAGTTTTGTCATGGCAACTACAGTGACAATTAATGCGCGAGATGTTTTTCAACGCGCCCCCAAAAAAGGTGACGCGGTCATTTTCCGGGCGCCTAGACTCCGCCCCGGCACCGCCGACCACATCATCACCCCTAAGCCTGTGACGGTGAGCCTAGTGGAGGGGCGAGCTAGCGTGAGCCTCGAGCCTGGACCATGCCAGGTGATTTTCCGCGTGGGCACATCGGTGGATTCGCGGCCCTTTGACGTACTAATCCCGGCTTCCGGGAGCGTGACGCTACGGGATTTGATTGAACGAAATTACCGCTGGGAGCCGGAGATCGTCTCCGAGGTGCGTACGATCCAATCTAAGGCGGAGGCGGCGGCGCGGAAGGCGGAGAGCTTTCGTGATGAGGCTCGTACTGCTGCTACTCAGGCCAAGGAGGCTAGCGATGGGATCGCTACCCTCCGCGATCAGGCTGCTGTGTCTGCGGCCCAGGCAGGCCAGGCCGCCACTAATGCCGACGCAGCGGCCCAGCGTGCGCAGGAATCCGCCACTACGACGAAAGCGTCCGAGACTCGCGCCGGGCAGTCCGCTAATCACGCTGCCCAGGGACAGCATGCCGCCGAGAAAGCCGCCCGTGATGCCGCCGCATCTGCTACGCAGGCTGGGGAGGCCGCAACTCAAGCAGCAGGGGAGACCACTCGTGCTACTCGTGAGGCTGATCGCTCGGAGGAGGCTGCGCGCCGGGCGGTAGAGGGTGCTAATCGGGTTGGTGATGCTGACGCGGTGGTTGCGGCGAAGCAGGCTGCGGAGGCGGCTGCTGCCCGCTCGGGCACCCAGGCGGATCGCTCCAAGACGGAGGCTGACCGTGCTGAGCAGGCGGCCTCCACGGCGACGTCGGGGATTAGCCCGCAGGTGCGCGCCGACATCGACGCCAAGGCCACGAAGGGGCACACCCATCTCAGCGCGGATGTGACCGATGCCGTGGTATCGAGCGCGCTTGGGGATCGCAGCGCGGAGGGCAAGGTGATCAAGGCGTCCTCGGCGGGCGAACTGAAGCTGAACAAAGACCGGGCGATCCGCGCGGATCGCCCCTCGGCTATCCAGATCATCGCTACCCAGTCGGCCTCGATGAATTTGTATGCGGCGACGAACCGCAAGTACGTGGATGCCGCTGATGAAGCGCTGGGGCGCCGCATCGACACCAAGGCCGACATGACCGCGCTGGAGCAGAAGGCCGACAAGGCACAGGTGGATCAGCTCGCCACAGCACTGGAGGGGAAAGCCACGCAAGCAGCGATGGATACCGCCCTGGCTGGCAAGGCAGATAAAAGCCATAGACACGTCAGCGCGGATATTACCGACGCGGTGGACGCGGGTGCTCAATCGCAGTCCGCCACCTATGCCAAGCGCTTGGTGCGCCTCGATGCCTCCGGGCACCTGCGTGCCAAGGCCCCCGTCACTCCTACCTCGGTGGCGACGAAGAAGTACGTCGATGACGAGATCGCCACCGCAACCCAGGCAGGTGTGGCCGCATCGAAGATGGCGCAGGCCAGCGCGGGGTGGGCGACGTTTTACCGGGTCGGCAATATTGTGACGATCCAGGTACATAACGGGACGAGCAGTAAAGCGGCAACAATCCCGGAGGGCTACACCCCGGCGGTCAATCCATGCTATGCGCCGGTGACGTGGCTGTCTGATCCGGCGGGGGTGGTGCTGCTCAACATCGACTCTAAAAATAAGCAGGTCATGGTAGAGCGGGCCCCGTCTGCTCATAGCCTCGTGCATGGTACGGCGGTGTATATGACCACCGACCCCTGGCCCGCCTAGCTTTCCCCTTTGCCCCCGCAGGAAATCCCTGCGGGGTTTTCTCATTCCCAATTCAAGGAGGTAATGCTCATGTCGTATTTTGATGTTGATTGGTCCCCGAGGTTTTCCTTCGGGGGTCCCCGTTCGCTGGGGGCGCTGCGGGGCGTGTGTATCCACACCACGGAGAATTCCCCCGGAACCCCGGCTGAAGCAGTCGCAAACTACCAGATCACCTCCCAGTCCGGCAGTTATCACATGCTGGTGGACTCCACGGGTAAGCGCCTGCGGGAAAACACCGATAACTGGATCACCTGGTCGAGCGGCAACCAAGGCAACAACATTCTGCTGCACATAAGTTTTGTGTTCCGTGCACGGTATAGCCGAGCCGAGTGGCTGGCCCAGGAGAAGATGCTGCGCGCGGGTGCCTCGGTGGTGGCGCACTGGTGTAAGACCTACCGGTGGCCGGTCAAGCACGTCGGTGTGAATGCTCTACCGGGGATCACCACGCATAGCGATACTCGCGCGTGGGGTGGGACAGATCACACTGATCCGGGGCCGAACTTCCCGTGGGACGTGTTCCTGCGTTACGTGGAGGAGGCGATGGCTGGCCCGAAGCACGCCGCAGCACCGGCAGTGCCCGCAGGCCCGCGCAGGGTGGATTTCAACGCTGTGCATGAGGCGGCGCTTAATGACGCGAAACTAGCTGCGCAGGCAGCACGAGATACTTCCCGTGCTGCGAGAGATGTCCTTGCGGGATTGGATCAGCCGATCACCTCGGCGGTCAACCCCGCAGTGCGTTTTCATCCGCGCGCACTGATGGCGGTGCAGGACCTGAATACCTGGTCGATGTTGCAGGTGGTCAAGGCCATTGCCGCGAAGGTGGGCCTGAATGCCGATGAGATCATCGCTGAGGCGATTGCAGCGGACCGGGCACAGAAGAAGTAGAAGCAAGCAGGAAGGAAATGGTGATGAATCCGACGATTACGCAGGCAGTGGCCGCAGCACTCGAGAAGCAGCCGTGGTTTACCCGCCGTAAAGACACCATCGCTGCGGTGGCGGGCACGATCCTCCAGATGGTCAATCTCGTGGCCGCCCAGGCGACGGAGTGGCCGCCAGCGGCGGCCGTGGCTCTCGCCGTGGTGGTGGGTGTGCTCCAGGTGGTGGTCCATGCGGCCACGCCGGGGGCGATCACCCCGTCGATGGCTACGCGCCTAGAAGATGCGGCCCCCACAGTGGTGGAGGATACGGTGGCGCAGGAGCGCGAGGGCTTGGCGGTAGCCCCGATGGGGGAGCATGAAAATAATGAGGTCTAGGAGGCTTTCGCGGTGGCTTCGGTCTCCGTGGGCGGGGCTGCTGATCCTCACCGTAGGTGTGCTGCTGCGTGGGGTGTGCTACCTGCCTACGGTGATCCCTGCTGGGCACCGTATCCCCGCACTAGAGCGGTATCTCCCCTTGTGGGCATGGTCGGGGCTGTGGCTGATTGCTGGGGCACTGGCAGTGGCGTGCGTGGTAGCACGGGCGAATCAGTGGCTACCCCTGGTTACGGGCCTGTTGGTGGCGCTGCATACCCTGTGGGGCGCGATCTACATCGCGGCCTGGGTATCGGGGGATTCTGAGCGTGGCTACATCACCGCCCTCGGCTACCTAACCACGGCCGCGCTGGCCATCTGGGCTTTCGGGCGTGGTGATCCTGCCCCGGCCGTGGAGAAGGGGGTTAATAATGATCGCTGAGGGGGTCGTGATCGCTGTGGTCAGCGCAGCCTCGGGTCTGGTGGTCGCGTTTTGGCAGCGTCGCTCTGCTCAGGAGGAGACTGTGGCGAGCCAATACCAAGCCCTGGTCAAAGACCTGGACAAGTTGAAGCATGATTACCAAGAAGAAAACCGAGAGTTGCGTGAGCGCCTGCGGGGGTTAGAAACCGAGCAGGACCGTCTCAAGCGGCACCTGGCGCGTATGGAGGAAGCCTCTCGTCTGGCTGATGAGAAGGTGAAGGCGGCGGTGGAGTACATCGTGGTGTTGCGGGGGTTGGTGCCTGCTGCCCGGCGTCCGCCGGTACCCGAGGAGCTACGCGCGCTGATTTCCGTGGAATAAGAAGATAACCCCACCTCCCGGGGAGGGGGTGGGGTTGTTTTGCGGGGTTAGTTAGTGCTCATCCCAGTGGCCTTCATGTGCGGCGTGGCGGTGTCCGTCGTGGATGTAGTCCACGTGGTCTCCGTGGGGGATGGCGACGTGCCCGCAGTTGGGGCCGTGCTGGTGATCGTGGTCTTTGTGGGT